CAGAAGCTGCGTTAGTGACAGAGAGATCTCCAAATGAAGCAATTGTAGAGCCTGTAATAGGACCAGTTACATCAAGCCCACCAGCGGCTGTGAGAAGGCCACTGAAGTCGCCCGTTGTGCTTGTGAGGCCACCAGCGGCTGAGAGAAGCCCGCTAAAGGTACCCGTTGTGCTCGTGAGATCTGCCGCACTGAGACCACCTGCGGCTGTGAGAAGGCCACTGAAGTCGCCCGTTGTACCCTCGAGGCCACCCGCAGCTGTTATCGCTCCTCCTGTCACATACAGGCCATTTGATGCCGTGACAAGTCCTGAAACGGTCAGACCGCCGGCTTGCACAGTTAGATCCCCTGTTTGCACAGTAACACCGTCATTGAATTGTGATCCACCAGAAGCTGTAAGGCCATTCTGCACATTGAGGCCATTTGTTGTTTGCAACAGGCGGGTAAATGTCGCACCCCCCGTTGTACCCCATGGATTAGGATTCGTCATGATATAATATGTAGCCGTATCGCCACCGTGAGTTACAGTAAGATCATCGTTGGTTGAGTTTATGCCCCAGCTGCCTTCAGAAGAAGTAGAACCTGCACCAATCCATACCGAGTCAGGACCTACAAAGAGTTCTTTCCAGCGATGAGTTGGGCTACCAAGTGAATACAGATTATCAGTTTTCGGTATAATATCTGCTGCATTTATAATCTGATTTCCACCCATATCTAGGGGGTTATTCATAGGGTTCTGAACAACTTGCGCTGGATTGCAAACGAGCTCTTTTGTGCTCGGATTATACACCACATAGTTGGTATCCTGAGTTGTTCTATTAACTGGAGTCACAAAGAATCCTCCCACACCATTATCCGTTGTTGCACCCGCTGCTCCAAGCGCATTCAGAATAATACTTCCCGCACCCTGGTTGGAACCGGCACCAGCACCAATATAAATCGCACGATCTCCCGTCTGAGTCACACCCGCTTGTGCACCAATCGCAATGCAATCTGCACCCTGCTGAAATCCTCCCGCGCCTTGGCCAATGGCGATCGCATGCGCCCCTGTCTGTGTTGCACCAGCACCAACACCAATCGCGATGACTTGTGGGGCCTGCTGATTCGCTCCTGCATTTGATCCGAGAGCAATAGAACCCGAATACGTTTGCTGCGCACCAGCGTGGTATCCAATTGCGATTGACTCATCGGCGCTGCTAGATTGCTGCGCACCAGCACCCGTACCGATCGCGATCTGATTAGAGCCAACCTGATTTGCACCGGCGTCAACACCGATCGCAATAGCACGATCTCCCTCCTGTGATGCACCTGCACTCACACCGATCGCGATAGCACGATCTCCATTCTGTGATGCACCTGCACTCACACCGATCGCGATAGCATAATCTCCCATCTGAGATGCACCGGCGGCAACACCGATTGCAAGGACTTGTTTACCATCCTGCAATCGGCCCGCCGAGGTACCAATTGCGATCGCAGAATTACCCGTCTGTGACGCACCCGCGGCAACACCGATCGCGATAGCACGATCTCCCTCCTGTGATGCACCTGCGGCAACACCGATTGCAAGGACTTGTTTACCTTCCTGCAATCCGCCCGCCGAGGTACCAATTGCGATCGCAGAATTACCCGTCTGTGACGCACCCGCGGCAACACCGATAGCAATCTGATTGTCCGCCGTCTGCTGCCCGCCCGCCGAGGTACCAATTGCGATCGCAGATTTACCCGTCTGTGACGCACCCGCGGCAACACCGATAGCAATCTGATTGTCCGCCGTCTGCTGCCCGCCCGCCGAGGTACCAATTGCGATCGCAGATTTACCCGTCTGTGACGCACCCGCGGCAACACCGATAGCAATCTGATTGTCCGCCGTCTGCTGCCCGCCCGCCGAGGTACCAATTGCGATCGCAGAATTACCCGTCTGTGACGCACCTGCATCAGAACCAATCGCGATATCATTCTTGCCCTGCGTATTACTAGCTGCACCAGTGCCAATCGCAATAGATGCTACATCCTGTTGGTTGCCCGCAGAAGCGCCAATGGCAATCGCAGACGTACCCTGTTGGTGACCCGCCGAGTGCCCAAGTGCAACAGCGTCATCAGCCGCACTCACGCCGGCATCACTTCCAATCGCTATGGCATACCGCGCCTGCGTAATACCAGAGCCTTTACCAAATGCAATATTATTTCCACCCTGATCTCTACCCACATAGCCGGGGTCACCAGCATTAAAGATATCTGTGTCTACGTTGTACCACAGCTTGTTGGTTGAGCTAATTCCGCTCATGCCATTAGAATACAGAATCTGGAACTCTTTACCAGGAACAGGGGGCATTGGGCCCGTGGGGCCAGGAAGCGGGCATATAATTCGTGGGTTTCCTGAAACATATCTCCGCAGCATTGTCAGATCACTAGACGGCCGCGTGGTCATTCTACAAATCCACCACAAAAATATCATCGGCACTGTGACGATGCCAACTATCGCGTTTATCTGTTAAAAATTCATAGTCACGATCGTACAGGATGTCACGTATCGGTCTCGTTATGATTGTGCGCGATGAAGAGCAGAATATCCGACGCGCGCTAGAATCGGCGCGCCCGTGGATCTCCACATGGGTTATCTGCGACACGGGGTCACAGGATCGCACCCGCGAGATCATTTGCGAGGTCATGGCGGACCTGTCAGGACTGCTCGTAAATAGCCCGTGGGTGTCCTTTGAGCACAATCGGACGGAAGCATTGGAGCTCTGTCGTGACCGCATGGACTGGGCCATTATGCTGGATGCAGATGATAACCTGGCGGGAGCCGTACCACCGGCGGATCTCTGGCCGAAACTTACAGAAACAGTGGACGGTGTGTCTATGGCGATTCATCATGGCGACATACGGCATGTGCGTGTCCAGATCTTCCGAGTTGCGGCGGACTGGTGCTACAAGGGCGTTGTTCATGAGGCGCCCGTATGCCGAACTCGCGAGTCGCCCCGTGTGGCTCAGTTACCTGCAGATTCGTACATGATCACGCGATGTGAAGGGTTTCGGTCTCGGGACCCTGATAAGTATTTGAAGGATGCGTGCTTGCTGGAGGCTGAGTGGGCACGCAATCCAACGAACACACGGAATCTGTTCTATCTGGCACAAAGCTGGCGCGATGCGGGGCGGTCCAAGCGGGCTGCTCAGTACTATCGTGAGTATGTGGATGGCAGCGGAGGCTGGATTCAGGAGCGTTACATGAGCTTCGTCAATCTGATTGAACTTGTGACAGATCAGGATGAGAAGTTACGACTTGCGTGGCGTGCTGTGGAGATCATGCCAAATCGTCTGGAAGTCCAGTACGCGTTGCTCAAGGGCCGGCGTCTGGCTGGCTTGGCAGCAACCCAACAGATCTACGCGCTTGCGTCTGTTGTCACAAATCGCAAAGTGGCAGAAGATATGCTGTTTGTGAATCCAGCGGTCTACGCATGGGGATTTGACGATGAATTCGCGGTGGTGGCCTTTGCGACGGGACACTACCGTGAATCGTATGATGCATCTCTGCGCGCTGCACTGGGGGCGCCGACTACCGAGATGCGCGATAATGCACTGAAGAATGCGCGGGCAGCTCTAGCCGCCGTAGGTTAGGTTGCCGATGGCGGTTAAGTGGGAATTTCCTAGGATTGAGTTTCCGCCAGCTGAGTGTGCAAAAAGCCGAATATTATATGTACCTGCTCCAATAGATGTTATTCCAAGATGGATAACATTCTGTATAGGTATAGTATTATCCTTCGTTTTAGTGTAAGTTATATCACTTGAGATTGTCGTACCCGAAATATCTACCCAGCTCGCAATTGTAGCTCCGTTACCACCAGGACCGATACCTGCTACATTTGCAATAATACTGATTGATCCATTACTTGTTGTTGATAATCTAACAGCAGGAAAGCATTGAATCGTAACGCCGTCAAAAACAGTGCCGCCTGCGGTAAACCCCCAGTTAAAGACTGGCGTTACACCTGAACCAGTGTCTCCTGTTGCACCCGTTTCACCAGTAGCACCCGTGGCACCGGTTGCTCCTGTAGGCCCCATTGGCCCCGCCGGACCCAGAGTACCAGACCCGTTCGCAATACTTGTGATCTGGCCTTGTGGATTGACCGTCACATTCGCATTTGTGTAGGCACCTCCTACAACACCCGTATTCGCAATGCTGATCGTGGCCCCAGCAATCGTGATACCCGTTCCCGCTTTTTTCAGAAGTGAATAGACAGGCCCAGTGAGGCCACCACCCGCCGTGTTCACATTCTGCTGAGCGATTAAATCATAGTCCGATCCCGTGGGACCTGTGCTGTTAACATACCAACCGCCTACGGCACCCGTTGCACCAGGCTGCGGTCCCACAATCACGCTGGGAGATGCAAAGCCACTCTGTGTATAGATAATACCTGCTTGATCAGTGCCAATAGTTGCTGAAGAACCTGCGGGGCCCGCGATGTTTAAGGTACCTGGACCAATGTAGACTTCATTCCAACGGTGTGTGTTTCCACCTATATTATACGTCAAGGATGAGGAGGGGATTAGGGATCCTGAAACGAGAAGATCTGCACCCGTGGATCCGATGGCTGCTGTGCCACCAAAATGAATCGCCGCAGCCGAAATGTCACCAATCACGGCAAGACGATTGCTGGGCGCGTTAAATTTCAGATTGGCACTTGCGGCTATGCCACCTGCACCGTCAGAATACAGAACTTGGTACTGCCCCCCTGGCACAGTTGGAGTGCCACCCGTTGATCCCGTAGGACCCTGAATGCCCTGACTCCCTTGAATACCCTGCGGTCCCATAGGACCAGTAGGCCCCGTTGGACCAACAACCGGATTTGCTGCCAGCGTCGTGTGCACATGTGACGCGGTTGAATCACGAAAGTAGAGACGCCAGCACGCAGCTGCCTTAAAATTAGCAAATATCTTCACACGATATCTGTAGGTCAGATCTGGTAGTACAGTATCTGGGACGTAGATCGAAAATGGAATAATATTCAGCGTAGAGAATACCTGCACGGCACTATGCACTGAACCGATCGCCAGCTGCGTTTCATTCGCACCTAATGCATCTACATAATACACAGCACCGTAGAAACTTACGGATGTATCATCACTTGCGTCACAGTAGAGATTAAATGTCCACAGACCACCAATGAGTTCTGTGCTAATCGTGTCTCCTGGTTTTGTGGTAAATTCTCCCATAAAGACATTTGAAGATACGTCTTTGCTGCACTGTGTCAGATGAGTTTGTGGTAAATCAAATAGCGGTGTCGTATCCAGATTACCGTAGGGTTCAGGAGCAGCGCCGCCAGAAGAATCCAAAAAGAGCACGAGGCCCGTGGATGTTCCCGCGGGACCAGCGGGACCCGTTGGACCTACACACGATTTCACGCATGGTGCCCAGGGATTCAGCATCTTCTCTATCCAAGCGTAATCAAATCTACTGCGTATGGTTGCCACCAGTACCTTCAAGTGCACGGTCTAAGAGGTGGGTTCCGTAGACGGCCCACCAGCGTGTAAACCAGTAGATATGCACACTCTGCATGAGGAGGAATGGGACCCACATCCAGGCCGTGTATTGCCAGCCATCGCATGCAGCAATAAAGAATGGTGCGACGATGCGACACGCGAAGAAGAGTGATCCGAATCCGACGTTGGATCGCCAGAGTGGCTCGAGTTGGCCTAGGCTCCGCACAATATTCGGCATTTCAAGAATAAAGTATCTGGACACCAGTGGTGCGTAACCGCCCTGTGTCGCGACCTCTAGAACTACGATGTAGACCGGATGATGGATCCAGAATTCTAACAGTGACTGCTTGCTCTCTTGATTGAGTCCATTGTGAAGGAGATCCACAATCAGATAGGCCTGCAGAGCATTGATATTCCACTCAGGATTATTAAATATGGAGGCATCGCCCAGTATAAGCGCGATCAAAGCCGCTCCCGTGCAGCATACGGCATTGATAAACGACAGTAGCCACTGACGCTCCTTGGGGTTCTGGCTGCAGGAAGAGATGACCGCCTGCACCGTGCCGAAGAAAAGCAGAGCTGAAAGATACATCGTACCGTGATGCGCACTCCCGCAACCGGTGCCGTCACATTTCGGCTGCGCCTAAAGCATCCACACTGTAAGTATCACAGAGGATGCCGAGACGCAACGCACGTGGCGGAAAAGCCTACAAGAAAGGAAAGAAGTCCGCGGTTTCTACGATGGATGTTCCGCTGCCAAAGTTTGAGAAGGCCGAAGACGGCTGGCAGGACTATGGTCGTGTCCTTCGTCTCCTCGGCAACCGTCGGGTGCTCTGCTATTGCAATGACGGCAATGAGCGTATCTGCCATATTCGCGGCGCCCTGTGCAAGGGGCCCAAGAAGAAGATCATTGAGATCGGTGACATTGTGTTGCTGAGCTTTCGCGATTTTGAAGATCTGACACACGTAACCAACACAAGTACGGGTGTCACCGATGAGAACGGGCCTGCCACGGGTATGGCACTGACGACAAGCAGCGGACGCAAGGAAGTTGCTGATATTCTGGATACATACGATTCGCGACTCTGGGATGAAATCCGCCGGCAACCGAATGTGAATCCGAAGCTGTTCTTGCGATCTGCGCCGAGCGAAAAGGCCGGTAACACAATTCAGCATGTGGACGGTGATGATGATATCTTTGCTAGGGATTCAGGCCCCGCACCTGCCTCTGCTCCTGACTCGGCCTCGGCCTCGGCCTCGGCAGAAGAGTCGGACTCAGATACCGAGATTGACGTTGATGCGATCTAATCGCGTCGGCAAAACCGCTGCGGCGGCCAGAGAATGGAGGCAGCGGCACGGCTAGCAGCGGCCAATTTTGAGGAGCAGGATGCCGGTTCGGGTCCGGTGCATGCGTCACCGAATCTTGGGCCGCTCACGGCGGCTCTGCACAACATCAGCGCGCGCAACTTACACGATATAGGCACCGCGCTTCCCGATGACCGTCAGTTTCTCCGGAGCTGGCGGCGGCAGCTCCAGGAGTGCTTAAACTCACAGAATGCACGCATGATTCGCTTTCTGTTGCACGATACATCGGGGGCGGAGGCTGAGATTGTGCGGCGATGCCAGGATGTATTGTCCAAATACTCGCGACCCACGTGGTCCTTCACGAGCTCCACGCGGGATCTGGCGTTGCCCATGGGTGCCGAAGAGGCGGCGGAGCTGGAGCGGGAACTCGGCGTGTCACCTGCGGCCCTCCATGAGAGCATGCGCCGCGCCGTGCGGCTCTATGTGTCCACAGCGTCGGCTCTCTGCAGTGCGGAGGCGCGTCTGGAGGAGAAACTCAAGCGACTGGAGACCATCGCGGGGCGCATCAATGAACTCATGTTCATGGAGCCCACGCCTGAGCTGGCAGGCCTGGAGGAACCAACACGGGTCTATCTGGACTCGGTGCTGGCCAAAATCTCGGTGGAACCTGAATACCGTGAGATCACGGATCAGTACCGTCGGTTCGTGCAGCTGCGGAGCATCGTGGGGCTCGGTAACTTCCAGCGCGGGCCCGCGCCGTCATGCTCCATCTGTATGACGAGGGAGGTGTCACAGGCGGTGACACCGTGCGGGCACACGTACTGCGATGACTGCTGTCGTACGCAGATGACGGCGTGCTATATCTGTCGTGTGCAGATTCGCGACCGACTGAAGCTGTTTTTCGCTTAGATGCGGCGCGAAATCCACTGCGGCGCCAGCTTGGCCGGCTGAATGAAACGGGCTTCCTGTGCCGCGAGAAATTCAGGACTCCAGCCGTATGCATCGGCTAGAGTCTTGAGATGGCGCTGGGCTCTCTTTGTAAACAGCGTCACGAAGAACCGACGGAGTTGGCTCTCGGTAAATTCGGCGTGATTCATCGTACCTGGGGGCGCGTCGGGGGGCACCCAGGCCCGCAAGTTTGGCACTTCACGGCTGCTGCTTAAACCGCAGGCTAAGAAGTAGGGACAATGGAGGACCTTGCCGCGGATATGACACCCGCCCAGTTGCCAGGCCTGGTAAAGGAATGGATGACGCTGAAGGATGAGATGCAGGCACTGTCTACCGCGGTCAAGGAGAAGCGGAAGCGCATGAAGATTGTCGGCAGCATGGTGCAGGCGATCATGAAGAAGAATCAGCTCGGTCAGCTCAAGACATCGGCCGGTGCGGTTATGACGCGTACCAAGAAGACGAAGGCGCCGATGTCCAAGAGGTACTTGCTGTCGGCCCTTACGGACTTCTTCAAGGGAAACACGGAGATGGCCAAAGCGTGCGCCGATTTCCTGGATCAGCATCGCCCGCTCAAGGCGGCTGAGAGTCTGTCACTGGAGCCTCCAAGTGCATAACACTGGTCGGTAACAGTAAACTGCGTTCGCTGGAACCGCCGAATGCTTAGGCACCCCCCTCCAGAAAATCCTAGCAACTAACAGAACCCCATGTACGGCCTCGTTTACTCCAATATGGTTAACTATGCCAAGAAGGAGGGCTTCGCATCCGGCGGCTCAGCGGTTCCCATGATCGTCGCGGTCATTGCCATTGCCCTGCTCATCGTGGTCCAGCTGTTCGTTATTCAGTGGCTGTGGAACACGGTGCTCGTTCGCGTGACGACCATTGCGCGCCCCATCCCGAACCTGCTCTATGCGCTGGGTCTTCTGATCCTTGTGGCCATGGTACTCCCCGGCCACGTGAGCACGGCGTAAACTGCTTCACCAGTTTGAAATCTCCTAAGCCCTGTGTCTCTAAGACACGGAACTTGCGAGTTGTGTTAGTTTTGTGGCTGCCTACGCCTTCGGAGCCGCGGAGATGCCCTGGTACTGGCTCAGATCCGCCGTTTCCTCGGGCTCCCAGAAGCCGGGGTCACGCGGACCTACAGGACGATCCATATGGGGTCTCTCCTGCCGGCAAAAGTTCGTCATGGCCCAACGGAGGCGGCTCAGCACAGCATCCAACTCGGCTGCAGCGGCCACTGCATCCGCGCCTACACAGAGATGGCTCACCAGTTCGTGGCCGCGCTTGCTGAACTTCTCCAGAATGAGATCCACGTCGCGATCTTGGAGCGCCTTGGCGTGGCAGCGTCCCACGATGCTGGACGCAACATCCATGTCTGTACTTGTGCGGAACTGGAGAGGCTGCGTGCGAATCAGACCGGCGGCCGGAGAGGTGATATCCGCATCCATGCAGCAGAGCTTGCTCAGAAGCAGGCGAAGCTCGGAGGCATCTGCATCAGTCTCAGGCACCTGGGCGAAGCGCGCCAGGAGCTTCTGCGCATCCGCGTTACGGTCGGTGCAGGCGGGGCTCAGCGTGGGATGCACGGCGGCGATCGTGAAATGCTCGGCACCAACACCAGCACCAGCAGCAGGCTTGAACTGAACCAAAAGGAATGCGAGGACTAACAGAAATCCGATGCCGACATACAGTGCGTACATTCTCTAAGTGGGTCAACGATTAACCCTCCAGAACCTCCGCTGCCACGCCGCCCGCGCCGGCCACACCCGTCGCCGTCGCCGCCCAGGAACGTCCCAGCTCCTCAAAGATCGCACGGGCCTTCTTTGCGGCCTCGGCAATGACCGTGCGCGCTAGTGTTCCTGCGTCACCTGTGACACCCTCGCGAATACCCAGACGCAGTGTCATCTCGCGCTTCAGCGGGTGACGGATCTTGTATCCCGCGAAGGTGATCGGGCTATCAGGTGCATCCGAGTCCAGATAGAGTTCCGTGAGAATGGCCTGCAGTAGACAACCCAGCGTATGCTCCTGTCCCTCAAAGATAACGTCAATACCATTCATACGACTATCCACAGGCTGAGTTCGGATCCCCAGTTCCTCGTTCGGTGTTTCGGCAACCGTGTAGGGGTCCACAAGCTTCACGACAGCGGCGATGCCCTCTGCCACCACATCCTTCACGGGCCGAATCCCCACTGACTCCACCGTAAAGTCAAACGAGTTCGGCTCTCCGCGCTCATCCACCAGGAAGCACCGCTGAGCCGCCATGGTGCGCCACTCGGCACGGAGCTTGTCCAATGCCTCGGGTGACTGCGCCGACAGATCAGGGATCTTCTTGTAACCCGCAACCCACTCCTTGAAGAACTCCTCCTGGCGCACGGCATCGGTATCGGGGGTGTTTCCAAAGGAACACTGGGCCACGGGGCTGAATCCCATGAACTCCCGCCCCGTGCCAATGACGGCGGTGGCCTTGAGGTCAATCTCCTCGGGTGGCTGTTCGGGGTTCCATTGAGGGCGCAGTGTCACCAGGAGAGATGTCTCACCGGTGATCGGGTCGGCGGGAAACATGGCCGCAGTGGCCGCAGACGGCAGATCTGTCCATTCTGCGCCTTCGGCAGCACGCTCCCGAATCACAAAGTCGGCCGCACGCACGTGACGCATAGCCGCCGTGCCAATGGGCCCGCGCTCCTCATTCTTGACGCGGAGCACAAACTCGTAGCGCGCGGGATCAAACTCATCCACGCGGACCACACCGAGAGGCAGCAGCGTCAGGCGATGGGCCAACATTTCATTGAAGATCACGGAGGTGTTCTTCTTGATCTCAATGCCTGGGTCGGCGCTGTTCGTGAGATCCGCACGGAACCCCACGGATCGCGTCTCGGTAAGAATACAGCGGCGCAGTGTATTTGCGACCGTCGTACTCGTGCCTGTTAGTTGAAATGTGGCACGGATCTTGGTCTCAGGGTTCGTCAGGAGTGCAGGGCCCTCTTCAGAGTAGTTGGTGAACGACATCGTACTCTCTGTGGGTTACAGTGGCTTTAGCCAATCACCTTTGCTGCGGCAGCCGTGCAGTGAAAAATCCGGCCGGAACAGCAATGAGCCAGCCACCGCACCTGTGCTTTTACAGTGCCCGATGCAAGTATTCCGCCATGTTCCTGGAGGCTCTGGCCAAGACACCCTTCGCGAAGGAGTTCCGCTTCGTCTGCGTGGATCCTGGACCGTCCGGACAGCGACCGCCGCTTCCGGCATATGTGCGCGCCGTGCCGACGCTGATGATCCAGGGTGAGCCTAGCCCACGGACCGACAATGAAGTTGTGAACTGGCTGTCCGAGCGTCGGGTTACGGCGGGCGTCGGGCCCGGCCCCGATGATGGTCCTGCAGCAATCGGCGGAGAAATGGCGGGAATCGGCGATGAGGGATGGGCCTACATTGGAGAAGATACGGGAAGCGCACAGGGGCAGCGGGCGCGTCTTACGAGCACCATGGTGGGTCTGGATAACTTACACATGATTATGGCAGCCAATGGAGCTGGCGGTTCGGCGGCGCCTATGGCACCTGCGGGTAATGCGGGACCCACTGCGCGCCAGACTGCGAAGAGCAAGGCATTTGATGATCAGCTGGCGGCCTATGCTGCGGCGCGCGATATGGATCTGCGTCCGCGTGGACCGGGTGGTGCTGGTGCGCCGCCGCCAGGGTACCAACAGCAGATGCAGGGTGGTCGCAGGTAAGCGACCAATGCGGTCAGAGGCTAAAGTGAGACGCCCGTATCGTAGTAGATGTCCGGTAACCCTCTGGCCGCCTTCTGCAATCAGCTCGTCGCATTCTTTGAGGATCTGTCCGAGACGTATCCTGAGGAAAAAGACATTGGCATGGCGCTGTCAGCGTTGAAGCTGATGAAGCAGGCGAATCCACGCCTCATCCACACATTCTTTATGGAGCATATCCATACCGAATTTGCGGATCACATTCTTCAGGAGAACGAGGAGTACATTATCAAGCGCGCGCACGAGATTCTGAACTCACAGTACGCCGAAATCAACTACGCATTCTGGATCTTTGATAAGCACTGGGGCACAATGACGGAAGACAACAAGGAGCATGTGTGGAAGTACATGAAGTCACTTATTTTGCTGGCGCGGCGAGTTCCGGCGACCTCGTGAGCACCGTGAAGTGTCAAAGTTAAGAGCATGGCGCAGAGCGCCATAATTGTTTTGGCACTTCATCGTTAACGTCACAGTGCCAGAATATCAAGTGGTGTACCCGCCTCTGGCGGGTACTGTACTTAAGTTCGCCAGCCGCAACGCGGCCGGCGTACAGCCCCCTCGCGCTGCGTGGGGCGAGTTTGGCACTGGACGGAACTTCTATTCGGCTGCGGCTGCGGCTGCGGCTGCGGCTGCGGCTGCCTCCGCCGGTATAGAGGCCTCAGGGGCGCCCAGAATCGGAGTAATATCCTTCTCGGTCGGCTTGTAGTTAACAAGGAGGTACCAGAGATACAGTGGCCACGACTGTTCAGCTTTCAGATCAACAGTTGTACCACCCCGCAGCGCGGACTCTACTTCAGATAGTAACCGATAGCTTGCATCGGTGGGGTTGCTCGGATCCAACAGAGCGGCGAACTTGGCCGGTGTTAGTTGCTCAATGGGCGTCCCCGATTGTTCAAGATACGCGCGAACAGTGGCCGATACAAGCCGCGCATCTTTCGTACTGAATGATACATTGTCCAGATTGAATCGCGCCTCCTCTTCAAGCCCCTGATTTCCTTCACGATGCTGAATCAGAGGTAGCGTGAGCGCCTCGTCTTTGAGTTGACCGAGGGTATAGTCAGCCGCTGCAACGGCCGATTCTGTTGTTTTTCTCTGTCGTTTAGCCACTGTTGCGACTTCTGCGAGCCACGTCGTCAAATCAGTGACAGCTCCGCCTTTCTGCTGCTGCTGACGACGCGTCCGACGCTGCTGTCGCTTCTTAAGACGACGACGTGTGCGAGTCCTCCGTGCCATACCTTACAGCATGCGGTGATTTTCGGACTGAAATGTGTCCGAGAACCAACAGAGATGTCCGCTGCGGCTGCAACTGGTTATGCGCAGACTCTGCGCTCTTTCTGTGACGAGATGCGTGGCACGTTTCCCGAACTCACGGGGGCGATTGACCGGGCGGCCGCTGTTTCTCCCGAGCAGTTCTGGCGTATGTGGAAGAATGCTCTTTCAATTCTTGTGGAGAAGGATGCCGAGAAACTGCTGGGGGAGCGCAAGGGGTTCCTTGTGGGTGCCGTGCGGCTGACTCCTGCTGTGTGGCAGGAGTGCTCGGCGAACACGCAGACGGCTATCTGGCGTTACCTGCGAACTCTAGTGCTAGAGTCTGCCATGGAGATTTCACTGGATGGCTTGGATCGTGAGACACTGGGTGGCCTGCAGACTATCCTGTTGGCAGAGCGGCTGGAGAAGGGCGGCAAGGACGCACAGGATGCGACATCGGAACTGTTGGAGGAGGGGCTGTCGCACATGAAGCCGCTCATGGAGAAGCTCAAGGGGATGCTCGGCGGATTCATGGATCTTTCGGGACTCGGCGACTTCAAGCTGCCCGAAATCCCGGAACATCTGCGCAATGGGCGGATTGCACGACTGGCGGAACAGTTGGCGAAGCAGTTCAAGCCCGAGGATTTCGAGATTGATCCTGCACTCCTGGCCGGTGACAATGTAGAAGAGATCCTCAAGCGCCTGGTGGAGATGTATCAGCGTGATCCGACAATGCTGATCGCGGGGGCAAAGCGGATGGCTGACAAGATCAAACGGCAGATTGAAGGCGGCTCTCTGGATCGCGAGGGGCTCATTGCTGAGGCCGAGGAGTTCATGCGCATGTTTAAGGAGCATCCGAGCTTCAAGGAGGCGATCTCCAAGTTTCAGGATATGACGGGCGGTGGCGGACTGGGTGCACTCTTTGGCGGCGGTGACGACGGCGGCAGCGGGGCGCCTTCCGATCGTCTGCGTGGCGTGCGCGAACGTCTTCGTAAGAAGATGGAAGCGCGTAAAGCCAGCGGAGGTCGCGGTTCCAAATAAGCGCCCGTGTTAAGGGATGGCATCGTGTCCAGCATTTTGGCTTCAGGAACCGTCGATACTCTGGCAGCAGGCGACGGAGTTCTTTCCATTTACGGAGAATGATAAGCGCTGCACGGCGGCGGCTCTGAACTCCTTTACCCGCTTCGGTGTCTACCTCGGAATTCTTCTGGCCGCCGTGCGCTTGGAGCCGCTGTGGCTACTCGTGGGCGTCGCCTTTGCCGTCTTTGCGGCCGGCGCGTGGATTTACATGGAACAGCATGGAGCCACACGGGAGGGATTTGCAGACACAGAGGCACCCATTGTAGACCCGCGCGCTGTTGACGGTGCCTATGAGCCCGATATCATTGGTGCGGAGGGGCGGACCATGCCGACGGCGGCAAATCCGTTTATGAACGTGCTCATCTCGGAAATTGCAGATAACCCGTATCGGTATCCGGCGGCGTCCGTCACAGGTGCCAATGTGAAGCGCCAGCTGGACGACTACTTTGAGACCATGTTTGCCAGTGACCCCGGTGATGCCTTCCAGCGGACACAGAGCCAGCGTCAGTGGGTAGCCATGCCATCCACAACTATTCCGAATGATCAGGGCGCACTGGCCGATTGGCTGTATCGCGTACCTGGGCAGACCTGTAAAGAGGGAAATACGGCAGTCTGCAACTTCAATACGGGTGCCGAGGGACTGCCGTGGCGGGAAATGCGGCCACTCACGTGACCGCATTACGCTCGGCGCCCGCGCCTCGGAAATGCGCCCACTTACCTAAGCGGGCACATTACTCTCGCTGCTATAGCAGCTCGGAAATGCGGCCACTAACACAACACCATCAAGCAACTCCGCCCAGGATTTTACAACTCCTCAAGCAGAGATGCAGACCTATCAGTTCACACGGGTGCACGACGATCCCGCCAACCAGGCTGTGCAGAACTCCGAACGTCAGGGACCCGGTGTCTACCAGGTCACGAATCTCGTGCCGCCCGTCCGCGAGGCTATGGCCACTGCCTACCAGCAGCCTGTCATACCGCCTGCCTCCGCCAGCCGTGGTATCTCCAGTACGGCCATTGACGTAGACAGTGTGCTCCGCAACCATGCGATCCAGACGAACTCCCCCCACTGCCCGGTGCGCGGCCGCGTGCAGGCCCGCCCCTTCGCCACTATCCCCTACATGGGCCGCGGCAAGGGTGACGCCACCCTGGAGTCCAAGCTCCAGATGTCCGCCATCATCCGTCAGGGCAAGGATTGCGGCACGATCTCCGACACATTCTACGAGAACCAGTTCACGCCGCTGATCCCCTACGTGGCGCAGAATGTACAAAACCCCGTCCATCTGATTCCCGAGGTGGCGGCCAAGGGATGGGTACGCAGCGGCGTTCCCTCACGTCAGTGGGTTCGTGACATGAACTGCTAAACCGCAAGCCGGATTATGGGGGGACTTGCAGAAGCAATTGAAACGTGCATAGAAAAGCTGTTCCGAACAGTTTTTCCATGGGATGAAACGGATGAACAGGTGGCTCTACGCGTCGGATTCTTTCACTTTCTGTTGTTCGCGTGGACGTGCTCCTATGTCGTCATTTATTGTATTCACGGCAAGATCTCCCAGATCGGCTGGTACATTCTGTTCGCCCTGTTTGCGTATCTGACATGGCAGTTCGCCGTACTAGGTCACTGTGTTCTCAGCGCCATTGAAAAACGTCTGGCTAATCACTACATCTACAAAGATCTCTGGACAGTTGTGCTGCAGCAGTTCGGCATTCAGAGTGAGCGGCTCAATCGTTGGATTAACATGATTCAGAGTATCGCGTGCTGCGCGGAACTTCTACGACCCGAGTTTTTCATGCGGACTATCAGAGGATGTTTCAGCTAGGCGCAGCGCCCATTGTCGGTCTGCCTCCAGGTCGTGTTGGTTCCGAAACGATTGCCGGTGGATACTCCATGATCCCCCAGAAGTACTACAACGTGAACTCCGCGCGAAATGCGCTGGGTCTCGTCGGCGGCAACGAAGTCTCCATGGCCACCGGTAACCTCGTGGATCTGGAGTCCGATCTCCGTGGCGTCACGCGTGATCTCTCGCGCGTGCCGGCCAAGAAGTACCAGCCCATGTGCGCTCTGGGAACAGCCGGCCCTGAGCCGGCACCGGCCAATGCGCTGGCCTCGGTGACTGGAGGCCCCTGTGCTGACTGGCCCACGAAGCTCGTCTTTGTGGAGCGTGCAACGAACCGCCTCATAACGGTCAACACGGCGCCTCGTCATCTACCGACGACCCAGTATGTCTCGTACCCCGGTGTGCCGGCACCCGAGCCGTTCAAGCAGGAGGTGTACGGGGCTCCGTGGCGCTTTTAGCAAAGCACCGGTGGTCACCGGCTCTGCCGGCGACCGTGGCGGTTCTAGCCACAAACGTGACCGTGCACAGCGGTCACGGGCAACCGCAAAATACAATGTCACCAACAGAAACCATGAATCCCCGTGAGATCCAACAGCAGATAGATGTTCTGACCACTGTTACGAGCCCCGGAACATCTATGATCACGATCCTGTGCGCTGCCGGTCGTGACCTCGTCTAGGTAAAGGCGTTGGTCGCTTCCGAGAAATCAGCAGCGACCAACATCAAGTGCCGCGTCAATCGGCACGCCGTCTGCGACTCACTCGTCGCGTGTGAACAGTACCTCAAGCGTCTCCGATCTATGCCCCCGAATGGATGTGGCATCTTCGCCGGTGGCGGGGCTGTGACCTGTGTGGAGCCCTCCGCACCCCTGCGAAAATCCGGCTATTTCTGTGATGCACGCTTTCATACCGAGGATCTCGCAGCAGCGAACTGGAGCGGGGGACATCCCTTTGGCATCGTCGTTCTGGATGGTAACGGCGTTGTCGTCGGTATCGCGGATGGAACACGTCGACGCGTCGTTGCCCGTCGTAGCGTATAGCCCTGCCACAGAAGCATGGACGCGGCGGGCAGAGTTCTGTTCGTTTCCAACGGCTGGCTGAAGAAGCCCGTGCTGTCTACGTGACCAAGTGCCTGGATATGACTACCTCTGCATTCCTGGAAGCGGGGCAACCAACAGTAGAGGGTCTCGTAGTCGCCGGTGCGGGTGACCTCAAGCAGCGCTTCGTCATGGGGCTTCCATCAGCTCTGCGCGGCCTGGTCAGTAGAGTACATGATATCGGCTACGGCGGTGACCTCGGCTTTGCGACGGCCTGCTGTCTCGCAGAGAAGGCGATGGAGAACTCACAGTTGGCTGCCGACGTGCCGCAGTGGAACGCCTGGAGACGGCCATTCAGCGCGACCTCGGCCTCTATGCATTCGGCGTCGCTGATGTGGAGGCGGCACTGGCTGCGGGTGCTGCGGAGCTCGTATTGCTCGGGCCTGCCTACGCAGAGCACCGTGACATGGCACTCGCTTCCGGTGCATCTGTCATTGACATTACTGACGTGACTCCTGAGGGTGCGCGCTTCATCAACGGACTTACAGGTATTGCCGCACTGCTCCGTTGGTCGTGTCCTCTGCCGTCAACATCCGCGGGTGCTCTTGAGGTACCTGCTGCTGAGGAACAGGCAGAAGAGCGGGCGGGAGAGCACTCCGAATTTGACTTTATCTAAAATCGTGAGCGACCGTTAGAGGAAAGATGGATGCCGCTGTAACACCCGCCATCGCAGAATACATGTCAGCGTACATGCTGCGGGGTCAGCACTCGGGTGACCGTGCCATGACACGCTATCGGCACGATCTCGCCAAAATGGTGGAAAACAACGAGATCTCCACCGGCCCTGGTCGCTACGTCCTCGGCGCGCCCAATCGGTACGGCAACGCGACCTTCGTGGCCAAACCCACTGTTTTGAATCAGCGGTGGGGTGCCGCGCACGACATGTCCAGCACGAAGACGGATGTGGAGAGTGACCTGCTGAATCTAGGACGGCCGAGTGCCCGGGTCGCGTGCGGGCAGTACACTCCTGAGGAGGGTGCAGCGCGCCGTCTGACTGCCATGCCCGAATCCGATTTTCCGCATACGTATGAGCGCCTCGTGGATCCTCCGTGCACCCTGCGCGGCAGCGGCTGGAATCGCTGGGAGTGGCTCTGTCAGAACCCACAGGAGAACGTGATGGTGCCGTTTGAGCACCAGGTCGTCTCTCGGCGGGCGGCGCGTGACGGTGTCTTTGCGGGGCTCTCGGCAGGCGTATCCGCAGTGCATACCGAGCCCCTTGTCTGCGGCACCCAGTACGTCGCAGTGGCCGTCCCCGTGCCGCGCGCGCAGCCGGTCGGAGCCCCTCGTAACTTTAGCGACGGCGTGCCCGGTGCGCCGCGCGTGACGTTTGATGCACCGCCACCGGCGCGGGAGCGTGTACGGCCGGAGATGGTCGCGCCGGCAGCAAAGAGCAATCCGCTGGGCACACCGCGGGCGCCCCCGCGTGCCGCTGAGGGTCGGGCTCTGGAGCAGCTGCGTGCCGAGACAGGTGTACTCTCCGCTCCGATGCCGTTCACCGAGTACATTGGACAGCACGAGCCGGGCCATAAGTAATCCGCAATCCTTCAGAGATATCGTTAGCTATCAGACGGGAATTTGACAGCTCAAGATACTACCGTCCAGTGCCAAAGTTAAGTAAGTAGCGAAGCGAAGTACGTACTTTGGCGGACGATAGCTAGAAGTGGTAAAAGTTAAGCTGACCGACTGAAAGGAGGTGGGCTTAACTTTGGCACTTCACGGTATTTGTGGCCCAGCATGCGGAGCATAAGTTCCATTAACTTTGGCATACCACGGTAGAGAATGGAAGTCCTAGCACTTGCAGGCCTACTGGGTGTCGGTTACGTACTCACACGAAATAAGGAGGCCGCGGAGCCTGTTGGTGCGGAGGAGGGCTTTGATGGCAGCAATGGCAGCGATCCGAATGGCAACGGCGAACCGGCGTTTCCACCCATGGGTGGCCAGCCCCCGCAGCTCTTTCCCCAGAGTCGTACAACGCCCGAACAGGGACGCCTCCCAGGACTGCCGCTTGGACCGACACGCGGCGCCGATGGTTCGCTGGATCTCTTCTACGAGCTGCCGTCGGGTGGCTCGCTGCCTTCCAATCCCTACGCTGATCAGGATCTCTATCAGCGCAAGCTCATGTTCTCGGAGCCTGCCCCCGCGATTGTGCCGCAGGCACCGTCAGGCGCCGTGACGGCCCAGGTGCGGATCAACACGGATGGCGCGGAACAAGCACCCGTCTATAACTCGGGGCGCACGGTCATCTCACCATTGACGGGGCTACCCATGGCCGCCGATGAATTCACGCACAACAACATGGTTCCGTATTACAAGGGCACAGTCAAGCACAACATGAAGGATGATGCCATGACGTCGCGCCTGGATTACATGCAGGGTGCGGGATCTACAACGATCGGCAAGCGCGAGATGGCCCCCATGTTTGAGCCCATCAAGGCGCCCACGGGTAACATGAACGGTCTGGAAATCGCCACGGACTTCCTCCAGGATCGCCAAATTCTGCCAACGAGCCGCGCCTACGAAAAGCCCGTGGAACCCACGCGTGTCGGCCCGGGTCTGGATCAGGGCTACTCGGCCTTCCCCATCGGCGGATTCCAGCAGTTTGAGACGCTGGAAATCGCGAAGCAGCGTGCCACCGTGGACGACCTCCGTGTCGCGAGCAATCCGAAGTTGACCTACGAGATGCCCGTCGTGGCCGGCAAGTCGCTCAACAGTCTGCCCGCCCCGGTCGCCGAGGTCCGCAAATACCGTCCCGATACCTTCTACATCAACGAGGGCGTGGAGCGCTCTTTCGCCACACCGGGCGAGAACTCCAAGCCCATGGAACGTGCGGCGCAGGTCATGAAGTTCCAGCAGCGTGAAGAGACAACGGTGGAGACATTCGGCCCCGCGGCGATGGCGGAGTCCAAGGCCACTTACACCGTCCCCTCCTTCCGCGCTCCGTTCGCCAATCAGCTGGATGGATTCGGTTGGCGCAACGCGGATGGTTCCACGTACGGTGTAGCCGACACGGATGCCGTGAACAATGATTTCGGTCGCGCGGGTGTGGATCTGCCGACGAATCAGCGTAACGTGGTGTCGGAGCGCACGCACCGGCTGAATCTGACAGCGGCGGGTTCTGCGAAGGCCATGCAGGCGTATGATCCGGATGACGTGCTGCGCACGACGATCCGTGAGACGACGGGTGCCTACGACTATGCCGGTATCGCCGGTCTCGCGGGTGCGCCTCAGAAACTGACAGTGTATGATCCGAGTGACATCATGAAGCCGACGGTGCGCAACACTCTGGCGGAGCCGGATAAGGCACTGAACGTCACGCGGGCCTCGGCAGGCGCGGCCCCCCAGCTGGTCATGCAGGATGCCGTGCGCATGACGACCAAGGCGCTGGTGGGCGCGGAGGCGTACAATGTCAGCCCCGCGGGTCTGGCGCAGGGCGGTGCGAATGGGGACTACACGGCGGCGTACAATATGCGCACGAATCCCACGAAGGAGGTCATCTCCAGTGGTCGCCGGCCGATCGCGGGCAACGGGTCCCTGCCGCTGTTTAACGGTGAGGACTACGTGAATATGACCTATCGCAAGATTGATGCGGATATCATCAACGACCGTGACAACACGTCGGATCGTGTGATCGGGCTGCCGCCTGGTGCGGAGGCTCTGGGTATCCAGCGCCCGCGCCAGCCGTTGAAGCTGGATGTGTCGGTGGACCGTAACATCCACGAGATTCTGGACAGCCTGGATAATAATCCGTATGCGCTGCCCGTGCACAGCATTGCGTCGGGGCTCGCGGGGCCGGCAGAGATTGCGGCGGCGTATCAGTGAGGGCGGGGCGGGGCGGGGGGGCCGGTAGCCATGGTGTAGGTCGGGCTACATCTTTTGCGTTTAAAGCCGTCACTTTGAACCTCCGGGCAGAGAAATGACCTACACTGTCTACATTCCTGACGCTGAGCGTGGGTCTACATCCTACACTCAGAGGCAGTTTGACTCCCTAAAGGCTCTGGCACGGTGGGTGATGGATGCTGCGCTGGAGGAGCATGTTGAGAAGCTAAACGAACGTTTGGAGCCAAGCGAGAAACTAACAGCGATGGCACCACCCGTTGTAGTACTCTGGGAAGTGGATACCGATGAGTGGTTTACCGATGCATCTGCATCTGAGTGGGCAGCGCCTCTGCGAGAGCGCGACTGGTCGACTCTTGCAAAGAAGTATTTAGCAGAGATTGAGCAGCTCTTTGAGTTTACCATTACGTCCAAGAAATACAGGGAGGCTCTGTCGCAGGATGATCAGTGGTGGTTCAAGCAGCTTGCTCGTGAGCATGCACCTCTTTTTGCGGAGAATCTCTTTCCCGAGACGCAGGTACGTTGGGAGCTCCTTCCTGTGGCATTCACAGAAGCCTGTGCAAACGAGCTCACACAAGGAAATAATAAAAAGGCGGATAACTATGTGACTCCTGTACATCGTTTTGCGAAGGATGCATTCACCCTCCTGCATTTTCTACGGGCAGGTCAGCGTCATGCAAGCTGGAAGGATGTCACGCCGCCGGCAGAGGAGGGGCTTGCTTGGGGCTCCACAGCAGCAGAGAAAACGACAGAAAAGCTTCTTACAGCGTGGTGGTCCGGTGCGAAACCCAGTGATGCTGTGCGTGAGTTTGTTTTGCGGGTGATTGTCATGCGTTACTTCAAACAGACAACGACAACCGCCACCACTGTAGGCAGCGCCGAGTTTCTGACTGCATATACCGAGTGTGTGCGCCGCGTTGGTGCAAAAGGAGCCCTTCCTGCTGGCTTCCTGGATTGGGCCACGCGCGGCACATCGTTCAAGCACTGCAAAGCTGCACTAACATCTCTTGGCATTGCATCAGTTCGCCGTGCCGACGGTCAGAAGTACACCAATCTGGAAGAGATCAAAGATATTGTGAAGGAGACCTGGGTGTTTGAGGACTCGCTAGCAGATGCTTACAGCGAGTCGGGGATGGCTTCTTATGAGAACTGGGATACACTTACGCCCACATCAACCTGGGGGACACCTCTCGCAGTTAAAGCGATAGATGGAAACTAACAGCAATGGCCACTACCACAGCCGCTCCGCTCTTACCCGAATGGTCACGCCTCGGTGAACTAACAGGACGCGCTGACCCCCCTCATCTGATTCTGTCGGGTCCGACGGGAACCGGTAAGAGCGCGGCGCTGCGTGCGGCACTGGCGGGTCGTGTGACCATGTGGCTGCGCTGCGGCGGCGACACGTCGCTGCGGGACTCACGGGATCGCATCAAGGAGATCGCACGACGGCGTGTGGAGGAGGGGCGGGTGGCCTGGATCGTGCTGGAGCACGCGGATCTGCTGCACACGGATGCGCAGGCGTTTCTGCGCCGTGTGATTGAAACCGCACTCGGTGCCACGCGATTCGTGCTGGAAGTCCGTGATCTCGCCGCCATTGCGGAACCGCTCGTATCACGCTGTGTGCTCTTCTATGCCCCACAGCTTCAGCCCTACGAGATTCGGGCCGTGATTCAGCGGGAAGTGCCAGCGTGTCCCGTGACGGTTGCTGATCGTATCGCAGAGCAGTGCGGAGGCAATGTACGATGGGCTCTCTTGCAGGCACGCGGGAACAGCGATGGATATCTGGCGACGGATCTGCCTCGTGCTGCTGATGTGCGGGACTGGAAGGATCTGTTAGTTGCAATGGAGGCACTGCAGGCTACCGGATCGTCACCACGAGCCTGGCTGGCAAGTACGGATCCCGTGTGGGAGCGCCCCGGCGGAGCCGAGCCGTGGGCACTCTGTGCTTCTCTTGTGGCACGGCAGATCCAGTGACCGACAGTGGCACGGTCTTCCGCTACGGTCAAATGAACGACATATTCTCCGGTCTCGCATTCAGAGAATGGAGAATCTGGCGACCTATTCTGAGGCGCGATCGGAATACACCAAACAGCTGGCGACGTTCATCGTCCCTTCGCTTGTGGGCTGGTTCCAGACCCTGTGGGCGCGCAATGCTGCGGATCGCAATCGGTGCATGGTACTCTTCCAGAGCGAATGTGAGGAGATCCCCCGCTGGAACGCCGATCGCATTCACGACGAGGTCCGTGTGCTGATTGAGCGCACTGGTTGTGACTACATGGAGGAGCTCGTGACGGCCGTCTTCATCGCACACACCAAGGTCCTCACGGCGGTGCGCCTCGGCAAGAAGCAGGCGGAGCTTTCTATCACTGTCCCGAAGCTGGATCACTTTGTGCACCGTGTCTTCCGTGAAGCCGCGCGTGCCTTCTGGAAGGCCCCGTTCCTCTTTACGGAGAATGTGCCCGTGATTGAGCGCCAGAAGAACGTGCTGCAGATTGAGGCGCTGGCTACGGAGGCCATTGCGACGGCTGTGCGCTCTATGCTGCCCGTCAAGGAGATCTTACAACGCTATCTGGAAGTCGACACGGAGGAGATTGATGAGGAAACCGAGCCCGTTGCGGTACCAGTAGCAGGGGCGGAGAAAGAGGCTCCTGCTGCTGCGCCGGCTGCTCCTGTTACGCCTGCCCCCTCTGCTGCAGCCACAGATGTATCCGGCGCGCCTGCACCTGCACCGGCCATCGTGAACATTGATACGGAGCCGTCAGTGACCTTTTCGGACTATGATGCCGTGTACGACGAGGACAAAGGTCGTCCCGAAATGCGATTTGCGCCAAAGACGGGGGAGGAGGCTAACGAAGACGATGATGATGCTGCTGACTGGCCTTCCGATCGCTTGGAAATCAGTGACACTGCGAAGCCTATTGATCTAGATGATGCGGAGGACCTGGAGGCACCAGCGCTGGCGCCTGCTCCGGCACCACCTAAAAAAGAGATCAAGGAAACGCTGGACGACGATGATTTCATTGCGCTGGAGTGAGTAAGGCGCGGCATAGATTGTACCAAAAAAACCGCGTGTTTCGCAAAGATGGAAATACAGCAGATTGTCATCTTCGCGGTTCTGGGCGCGATTGTTCTGTTCATTGTGGCCGGTGGCCTCGCTTCTATGATGGATCAGGAGCCTGACGCTTCTGTGCTGGGCGGTGGTGCTGCTGTGGGCGCCGCACTCGGTGCTGCAGCGGGCTGGCTGAGTGGTTCCAAGGGAGTTGGGTTACCGGCGGCGTTGGCTTCGGTGATCCAGACGGGTGGCGGTGATGAGATGAAAGTGGGGTTGCCCGCCTTTTAAGGCGGGCGTACCGGTACCTCAGATGTAAAGATGCGCAATGCTGGCATCCACAGCAGCCTTACGCTTCAGGAAGAGATCCACATGATCCGTCTTGAGTGTAAACGGCAGAGCGAACCCCTTGATGCTGAACGGCACCTTGGCGGGATCGTTGTAGAAGCGCAGGAGATTTAGCTTGCTGATCATCGTCTGGATAGACCGCTTCAGCTCACGGACACCGCCCTCATCGCCCGTGTAGTGCTCAATAATGTACTGGAGGATCTCCTTACCGAAGCCAACCTTCTCAAACAGGTTGACCTCGTTGAGCGTCTGAGGCACCAGATATTGCTCCGCAATCACGAGCTTCTGCTTCATGTCAAAGCCGTTGACCTGGATGTTGTACATGCGGTCACGGAGAATGGGGTTCACGCGCTCGTGGTTGTTGTGGCTGAAGATGAAGAGGCAGCGGCTGAGGTCCAGGTCAATGCCCGTAAAGTACTTGTCCTGGAAACGGTCGTTCTGGCTCTGATCCGTCAGGTGAATCAGGAGATTGTTGATCTCCTCACCCTTCGGCGTCTCTGACACCTTGTCCAGCTCGTCAAAGTAAATGACCGGGTTCATGCACTTGCTCTTGATGAGCACATCCACGATGCGACCCCAGGTAGAGCCCTCATACGTGTAGCTGTGACCATCCAGAAAGGAGGCATCCGTCGCACCGCCGAGGGTGATGAAGTGGAAAGGCCGACCCAGCGCCTTGGCCACGCCGTCCTTGATGAGTGTTGTCTTACCGACACCAGGTGGCCCATGAATGCTGAGCACGTTACCCGCAGCCTTGGGGTTCGCGATCCACTGACTTACGAACTGGAGGATCTGGAGCTTGGCCTCCTCGTGACCGTAGATGGCCCCGTCCATGTGCTGGCGCACGGAGCTCACGAACTTCTGACAGGCCTCGCCACCGTCCTCCAGCTTCACGGGCAGATCCTTGTAGACACCGAGAGGGAGCTGCGTGTATCCGTGGATCCACTGGCTGGCCTTGTAGTACTCTGTGCTGCTCGGGTCAATGTTCTGCAGCGCTTGGTACTTGGCCATCGCCACGCGCTCCACTTCGGCCGGCACCTCCTTGGCCAGAATCTGGAACTTGAGAGGTACTGTCGGTTCTGCGGGGGCCACCTTTGTCTGGAGCTTCGTAAGGAGACGATCCTGTGCTCCTGGGCTGAGGCCCTTGAAGTAGCCAATGTCGCGATCAATGTCCTCCTCATCGGGGTCCACGTCGGTCTGTACGAGCTTCACGAACCGACGGACATTCTCGGGCTCATTCTTGAGCTTGTACTTCTTGGGCTTCGGAGGGCCTTCGTCGCCACCGAGGTCACCGATGAGAAGGCTGATACCGCCGTGACGAGGGCGTTCATCTTCGCTCTCCTCGTCATCTTCCTCCTCATCATCGTCCTCTTCATCGCTGTCCTCCTCGTCATCCTCTTCCTCCTCCTCGTCCTCCTCGTCCTCATCCTCCTCGTGCTGGATGATGTCATCCTCATCATCCTCCTCGGACTCCTCCACAATCTTCTTCTTGCGACTCTTCTGCTTCTGCTCAGCCTCACGCTCCAGTTTCTGCTTAATCTTGCTCTCGGCCTTCACAGCAGCACGACGGCGCGGAGGGCGGGCATCCTCATCCTCCTCTTCACTGGATGCCTCTGCACGATGGCGACGCGGAGGAGGAGGAGCAGCCTTACGCCGACGGGGCTTGAAACCACCACTACTCTCTGAAGAGCGCCAGCTGCTGTCAGGAGTCTCCGTGCGATCCTCCTCTGATTCGGAGATATATGCAATCAGCCCCCGGATGTTGCCACGGCTGTCCACCGACGAATCATCGTCATCGTCGCGGTGATCGGGGCGGGCCCGCCGCTTCTGGGGCTCCTTACCCTTCTCCTTTGCCTTCTTGGCATCCTTCTTCTTGTCATCGGAGTGGCGGTGTAGGCGGGGCATTTTACTCTTCGTAGTTGTTTGGTCGGCCGGGGGTGCCCGCGGGTCACTTTTGCGGGTACACAAACGGAGGCCATGAGATAGAGATTTCAGGATTACGCAGTACGTTACGATGATCAAGTGAAGAAGGAATGGGATCGCGATTTGGCTGTAGCTGAGTTGGGATTAAATCTTTAAGAACATATGTGCATTCAAACACGTTGGGAACATTTGTACCGTTGACAGATCGCAGCCCACAACAGTTATTGGCATGAAAATGCACAGCAGTGCAAATTTGGAATTCAACTTCTTGAACACAGCTGCCTCACGTAAAGAGAATGGCCTATGGAACTCTATAACAATCTGACCAAATGCGCACAGTTCATCTGCTGTAAAGGATTCTAACCATGGGATTTCGGCACCTTCAATATCCATTTTCAGAAACAAAGATCCAGCCGGTACACCGTTCATATACTGACGGAGACTACCTGGTTGAATATTCTCCTTCTTCCATTCTACACGAGAATCGGAAACGGGAGCTGCACGAATAGTCCCATCATAAGCAACACACTTCACTCCAAATCGCTTACAAAAGTCACTTTCAAAAGATAAGTCATTAGCAATACCAGCGGCCAAAAGCATGGTATAGTTCTTACCAGGAAGATCTATAATGACATACCCCCCCATCATATTCTTTGCCTAAGCGTGACTTTGGAAAAGTGGATTGATAGACTTGCAGATGTGATAGGTCCATTCTATTGAAGTATCATTTTTAGCTAAACAGCTCCACAATGTCCATGAGCGCGAAGCGGGCCTTGGGGGTCAGCGACGGGGCACCGGTGCGGTCCATTGCCAGCCGCACCTGATTCATTGACATGCGGCCACGCAGAAGCTCGGTACAGCCCTTGACAAGTGACGTCAGGCAGTCGGCGTACTCCTCACAGAGCTGCTGCTGATCCTCCTTCTGGCGAGCTGCGCTGAGACTGCCGAGAATCGTGTTGGCCGTGCTGGCAATATCGGCGGCCGTAAGCTGACCTTGAATCGCGACCTCGGCAAGGAAGGTCGCGTAGCCACGTCGGAACTTACGGCGTTTGCGAAGGTGCAGATACTCGGCATATTCGGTGCTGGCCGCGTCTGGCTCCTTGGCCGCCTCGTCAAAGACAGCGACAAAGCGGCTGAAGATGTTACGGAGCTCCGTTGCCAGATGAGGGAACGCCGCGCTGAGCTCTGTAATGAGACGCGCGTAGAGCGTGGTAAAGGGTGGCTCTGCGGCGGCCTTCTCAAAGACGAGCTCCACGAAGCCGGTCAGGAAATCCGTTTCGCCACTGTCCAGAAGCTGCGTCAGCCAGCCCTTGGTCGCATCGTACGTCATGGGGCTGAACTTGTTCATCTTGTCGCGAATGCGATCAATCATGCGGTCCTCCACCGTTGCATCAGCGCGGGCCTTGTTGCCGAAGCGAGGGCGATCAGCGGGATTGCGGCGCGGAGGGGGTGCACCTGTGCGGGGCTGCCAACCACCGGCACCCCCCTGAGGACGCTCACCACCTCCAGGATAGCCGCTGCGCTCACTCTGCGAGTACCCGCTGCGCTCACCACCTCCAGGATAGCCGCTGCGCTCACTCTGCGAGTACCCGCTGCGCTCACTCTGCGAGTACCCGCTACGCTCACTCTGCGAGTACCCGCTACGCTCACTCTGCGAGTACCCGCTACGCTCACTCTGCGAGTACCCGCTACGCTCACCACCTCCAGGATAGCCGCTACGCTCACTCTGCGGATACCGCTGCTGACGGTCACCGCCACGCGCTCCCCAGCCACCACCTCGCGCTCCCCAGCCACCAACCTGATGCTGTCCACCGCCACCGCCACCGCCACCTGCCCCTTGCGGGCCTCGCCAATTCGTCGTGAACCCTCCACGAGTCCCCGACACTTCCTCCACCGGCACCTTCAGCGCCGCGATCTTGGCACGGACATCTTCGGGACATGCGATCGCACGTTGCATGTGCCCAAGAGCTTCGGCCAGACCGGGAGGAAGCGTGAAAGCAGTGGATGAAGCCATCATGGATACCTTGTGCAGAGAATCGTTTAGACCAGCAGACATCGTCGTCGTCATCGCGAACTCAGCCACCACCTGCGGTCACCCCAAGGTCAAGTTTTGCGTGCGGCCTGTAAGCGACACATGGAACTCGGCGCCCACGTTCTGCGTGATCTCAACGTTGCCGGCCTCGTAGAGGCCTTTAAACCCGCCACCAACGTCGGTGCGGCTCATCTTAAGGAGCTGCTGAGTGCCCCCACGACTGACACGACCGAACTCCAGATCCGTCAGCAGCGGATTCGCCACCTCCGCGAACTGCTGCGCGGCCCGCAGCGTGCCGAACTTCTGGCTGCCCGCGATACGCTGCGAGCCGCCGAAGCCGATGTGCACAGCGTGGCCACCGCCGATGCCGATCCGCGCAATGCCGAGTACTATACGCAGATTCTGTGGTCACCGAAATCTATTGCGGCGCCCCTGAATGAGCGCGGTTGGTTCACCGAGGCCATGGTGTTCTTTCGCACGCTCTTCCTGCCTGCGGTTTCAGTGATCCTGCCGATCTTCTTCATCGTGGCACCGTTGGTTCTCTTCATGATCGTCAACGGGCAGCCGCTAAGCCCATCGAAATATCTGGAGCTGCTGAGCGCCTCCGTGCGGAAAGCCGTTCCCAATATTCTCGGACGCCCACGGTTTGCGGGACGCGGTGGCGCTCTTGAAATCGGTGAACAGGCCCTCAACGTTGGAATGGGCCTCGCGGTGTTCGCGGCCTCCATCTGGAATCAGATTTCCGCTGCGACCGCCATGCGCCGTGTGGTGGCCGACATGCGATCCCGTGCGGAGGCCACCCAGCGATTCGCCGCAGCACTGGCCACGGCCGAACGCATCACGGGCCTCGTGGGTGACTGCGGGACCTGGAGCACGAACACTCTGGAGGCCTTCGGTTGTGCGTGGAACGCACCCCAGCGGGTGACGGCACTTCTGGAAGCCGCGGGTCACCTAGATGCGCTTCTGTCAGTTGCTCTCATGCGCCGCACATGTTTCGTGGAGTACGGGGATGTCAGCGACGGCCTCGTCGCGGAACGCCTCTGGCATCCTGGTGTGCCCGCAGCCGATCGCGTATACAACTCGGTGACCATCGGCGGACCCAAGAAGGCCCACGTGCTACTCACAGGACCCAATCGGGGCGGGAAATCCACGCTGCTCAAGTCCCTCGGTGCCACTGTGCTGCTGGGCCAGACGCTCGGCATTGCGTTTGCGAAACGAGTGCGCGCTCCTGTATTCGTCTGCTTCATGACCGCGTTGGCACCGGCGGATGTGTTGGGGGAGAAGAGTCTGTTTGAGAGTGAGATTGACTTTGCGCGGGATGTGCAGGCGCGGCGGGGTCCGATGTTCCTCATGATGGACGAAATCTTTCACGGTACGAATGCGCACGACGGTGTGGAGGCCGCACAGGTCTTTATGGATGATTTGTACGCACGGGCGGATCCCGTGCTGAGCGTGATCTCCACGCACTATATGGAGCTGCCGGCGCGTTACGGGAAGGTGCATACACAGAATCTCTGCCTTGCCGCCGCCCCCGATGCCGCAGACCCCGAACGTCTCGTGTATACTTACAGACTCCGTGAGGGTGTCAACCGGCTCTCCAGCGTCCGAGAAATCTTGCGGGAACGCGGTCTGCTGGCCTCCTAACCCGCGGGAACCGTAAAGTGCTAGCGCACTTTAGTTACTGCGTTGAACTTCGCAACTAACTTTGGCACGGGACGGTAAAGCATGACGCCGCTCGCACTGTCCATGGAATCTATCTTTCTCATCCTCAGCGGCGTGATTCTGGCCGCGGGCATTCTGTACTGGTTCTGGAGTCACATTCAGCTGACCCAGAAGAAGGTCCAGCTGCTGGAGAATGCGGTGTTTGAGCTGCGCGGGATGCTCACGGGGCGTGGAGGAGAGGGCACTCCTCCGGGTATTGGGGAGGCGGCGGCGCAGGCGCAGGCACCTGCTCCTGTACCGGAGCAGACGAGGCCCTATGCGGATCTCGCCGACGATGACTGGGAAACGGATGCACCCAGCGACGATATTCCCGCACTATCCACGCCTCTAGAGGCGCTGGGTGGCAACACCGTGACGATTGTTCGCGAGGATGCACCGTCTGATTTCCCGGCTGCCGCGTCCGCTGTGGCAGAGCCCGAGAAGACATCAGAGGAGTTCCGCGAGCTCTTCCTGCGCGAGAGCCAGTCGGCTGCGGCGACCCAGGGTCCCGTGACACCGGCATCGCTGGAGTCCATGCCCGTGAAGGAGCTCCGTCGCCTCGCAGAACAGCGCGGCATCACCGGTGTCAGTGAAATGCGCAAGAAGGAGCTGCTGGCCGCACTCCGTCAGCAGGTGCCTGCGGCTTCTGCTGATTCTGCCTCTGTCGCAGGCAAGCTGGATCTGACGGTGGAGCAGGTTACGGGGAGTGACGAGATCGGCACGGATGCGATTCCTCTTGAGTAATTTTGCCAGCGACCGGTAAGGGATGTCTAGCGTGCAGATTCCGAATCCGCGGTATCCAGGTGCGCCGGCGCGCATGGCCGACGGACGGCTCTTCACGGATTATCGGCAGAACTGTTCGCTGCTACCGGCGCTCGGCGCAGGCCAGTGGTCGGACTGGGAACGGCACCAGAACATGAAGCGCAACGGGCTCGTCTATATGCATTCGGATCGGGGTGCAACGGTCATGCGTGCGGCTTCTGTTGGTTGTGTGGATACTATGGTTCCCGAACTGACTAAGCGTGTCTATAACTGGGATGGCCCTGTAGAGCTGATGGGTCATCCTGCTGGCATCGGCACGGGTCGTATGTATCTGCCTGGACGCACAGGGCTTGTTGCGGGTGACCCCGATGCACTCGCAGCGGCAACGTTTCCCGATATGATTGGCACATTCTCCACCAATATCAATGTGTATACAGCGATCCCCCAGCGGCCTCCTGCTGTCATGAATGCGGGCCCGGCACGTATGAATCGGTATTCGGCGCCGTACGGTAACTAAGAGAGCAGCCACAATACGTTTAGCACAGGTAACCAAAATTACTGTGCTAACTGTAAGGATGTCAGACCCCAAAACTGCTGCTGCTGCTGCTGCTGCTGGGAAAAAGAGGGGAAGAAGTGATGGTAGGAATCTAACAGGCTATGGGTCTAATCCTAACGCTCAACCTTCCAAAGCAGCAGCAGAAGCAGATGGCGATGGTAGTGGGCCAGTACCCTCTCGTAAACCAACTCAGCAGCCAGCTCCCGCAGGGACACCGGCAGCAAAACTAGGCAAACGCTACACAGATACAATGTCATCACGGCGTTTACCAGAGCCAGAGAAAGCTCCACGGCCCGCTATTAGTTCTGACTCAGCCTCGCATGCTGCTCCCGATGGGTGGCAGGCAGTAGACCAACTTCGCGTAGATACATATACACAGCCCGCTAACTCAGATGCAGGTCGTTTTGTTGCTTCATCAGTACAAAGATTAGCAGACCAACTTCGCGCAGATACAGATACACGGTCACCACAGCCAATGGAAGAAGTTCAACCGCCCGCTGCTAATCCTGTCTCAGATGCAGATGATGTTGCTCCACCAGTACAAGAATTAGCAGACAAAGATAGCTCCGCAGTTACAGGGTCACCAACGCCAAAGGAAGTTCTAGCGCCCGATGCTGATGCGGTTCTGGAAGAAGAACCTGCTGGGCCAGCTGCTATGCCAGAGGTGCGCAATAAGTTCGTTCATACGGTTTACGAGTTCAAAAAAGACAAGAATGAAAAAGATGGCCTGGCGCTTGCCGACACGGTTCACGATGCGTGGCTGGGTCTGCGCGGTGCAGATCGTGTTGATCGCAAGGCAGTGGAAATTCGTACTGCTGTTGCCAAAGCATTCAATCAAATTGGTATCTGCCCAACAATTGACACAGCAGTATGCTTATCAGAGAGGATGGATGCGAGAGTTTTCGTCAGTGATATTGAAGACTCCACGATTACTTACTTTGAGACAAATTCCAACTATATTTCACCAATGGCAGCGAATGCACAACTCACATATGCAGAAATACGTGATTATGACGATTCTGTAAAACTAGGAAAAGAAAAACGCACAGCATTTGATTCCATTAAACTCCACAATCCTCGGAATGATCCAGATGATGACATTATTGCAAACAAAGCTAAAATAACAACGTTTATGTTGCAGTTTCTTCTCGACACAGCTGAAGCAGATATCTATATGACCTTTGACGCCGGTGCCGACTTCATCGGTAAGCTCTTCTCTGAACACGAAAATGTATCGGGACTGATGCTTCCCCAAAATATCGGTGACTCTGCATCCACTTCTACTCGGCGACTGGGCAAGTATGAAAATCTCTATTATTTCCCAGTAACAGATCCCGAAGAGAAAAAATTCAAAGGTAACAACAATGCGCTAAGCAGAAGTTATCTCAGAACATTTTACAAGAACGAGGGCTTCTCTTCTGAATTTCCATTAAAGTTTAGTTATGGTGTGGAGGTTGGTGACAATCTGGAAAGGAGTGTTGAGATTTCCTATGATACAGGATTCTCACAGGGCCCCTCTCTCAACTATCTGTTAGAACTGCTGCTCCAGATTCAAAAGGGTGGCAATTTATCATCCATTCACCCTGATAAAGCCCAGATTCTGCGCATAGGTGATATGGTCCAGAACGATGAGGAACTTAAGAGACTTATTAAGCGATTCGCTGGCGCATTCTTCCTTGATGTAAAGCGGGGCGGCGATCAGGATCAGTGCGAAGCCGCGCTTGAAACGCTGCGCGGTAAATTCATTGAGGCAGGTAAGTTCCTGATTTTTGTAACCATTGACCGGCTGTGTGCGCTGTATGCACGCCTACTGGGTTTACCAACGATCTGGCACAATGACACAGAGATCCGTCTCTACAAAAATAAGGTCACTGATCGTGGACTAAACCCTGCAGACCAGGCTGTCTTTGCAGCAGAACAGGCGGCAAAGAAAGAAGCTGCATTCGGTGCAATGTACGATTTTTATCGTAACGCGGAAGAAAACAGGGAAAAACTAGTTGCGTTTATGGCAACTGTGTGTACCGCAATCAAAGAGGAGCGTGGCCTGCGTCCATTACAGATTAATCGCCTTGTGGACATCTGGCACCATCTCAACGCATTCAACGAACGTTGGGCCGAACTGCCGGCTGTAACGGGCGATCGCGTTACCGACATTACGAAATTACAGCAACACTTTGCGACCTCGGCGCCGCGACCTCAACAAGACGCCGCTGCTGTTGGTGCACGCGACTTGGCTCCCAAAGTCGCAGAAGCCGGCCGTCTCACAGAAATCAAGGGCATTATTGACGGGCAGGCAAATAACCTGGCTAATCTCAAATCACTTAAAGATGCTTTGGAGATTGCAAATCTTGCCGTACTTGCCAAACACGAAGCATTTAAGACCTTTGAATCACAGACTGTTGCTCAACGTGGATTTAGGAAAGTAGGCGATGAGTATCGCGTTGCTAAAAAGGCACTGGAAGACGCAATTAAAGCGGAGGAGGCCGCCAGAGACGCAGCCGACGCTGCAGTCGCCGCGAAACGTAACGAGATTATTAACGAGATTATTATTGCGACTATACCCGAAACAAAGCGCAACTTACCTGAATGGTATATTGATCTCATGATCGCAGCAGTTCAAGATTATGGGGGCGGCGCTGCGGCTGCGGTTGCCCCTGATAACAACGTGTCCTTTGGCACACAGTTTCTCTTGGATATGCATATGACTTTGTTGATTCCTGAGGTGAAATTTGAAATCAATTCGGATTACAGTTTTCTGAATTATTCTGATAAAGAAGCCGCGAAGATGGAGGCAGCGTTTAATACTGCTAGTACAAATTTCCGCGATGGAAAACGATTTCGGTCCCCTCTGCCGATCGCAGCACAGGCAGAAAGCTACAACGCCCAATTGGATAGTTACCTGTCTACATTCTTTGACAAGGTCCAGGCGGCAACCGCGCGTAACTCCCTGTGTCTGTATCCTAATGTAGCCTTGGAACAGATGCCCCTTATTCGCGTGGCACAAGCCGCTTACCTGGGATATGTGAAGTGGCTGCAAATGGATGAAGCTAAAACAGCAACAAACCGTGATCTTACAAAATATATTATCGATCTTGCTACAGAGGGTTCTGTGTGGCTACAAAAGGTCTATGGGAGTACACTGCCTGCAGTATTCCCTGTAAGCGCAACACCAGTACAATGCCAAGCTGGTGGTGCATATTCTGACGCTGCTGGTAACGCAATACGTGAGATGGCAGCGCGCGCCAGTCGGTTTATTAACTCAGAGCTTGGTAGGCTCTACCCTGATCTCGTGAAGCGCTTTGCCCTGGATCAGCTCATTACGCATTTAGACATGGCCACCTCAGAGAAAAATAGGACCTATCTTCTATATGCATATGAGTATGCACTGGGAGTATTTTCTGACGAGACTGCACTCTCGACATTCGTTACACAACGAGATGCAGTTAAGGCTGCAACAGACGCAACTATTAATGATATAAAAGCGACGCACAAAACTGAACTTGAAGCTCTAATTCTGAAGCGCTTTGCCCTGGATCAGCTCATTACGCATTTAGACATGGCCACCTCAGAGAAAAATAGGACCTATCTTCTATATGCATATGAGTATGCACTGGGAGCATTTTCTGACAAACCTGCACTCTTAGGGAAATTCGTTAAACAACGAAATGCAGTTGAGGCTGCAACAGACGCAACTATTAATGATATAAAAGCGACGCACAAAACTGAACTTGAAGCTCTAATTCCAGAAGTAGCAGTGTCAAATGATGCTACCAATATGGCAAAACTAATAACAGATATGAATGGGCCAGTCGCAGATTCTCTGGTAGATGAACTTGTCACATATTGGAAACAAAACAAAGGTGTTGTGGATGATGACTCAACCAGTGCGATTACTACGCTCATTGACCCATTCACAGAAGATGGAGGTGGGCTCAAGCTGGGGTACCCTTTATTTTTACTTGGTGATGGTGCCGTTAAGGGTGCGTTCCTTGCGTACCTGGAGGCTGATAAGGCTACTAACTTTCCCAGCCGTCTATCTGCATATGCACTGATTGCACTTACATTCATAGATGATCTGCTCAAGGGGCGCGTAGCAAGCAGAACGTCCTTGCTCCTATCACGTGTAGCAGCTGGAGCAGATGCTCTACCGGCTGCTCTGTCTGGGTTCACGCTTGAAGCGAGTTGGGGACGGATACCAGCGTTAATACGTGACATTCTCATTCAGATTCAAGCTGGTAGAATTTCACGAGAAGCGATTACCCTTGCCGCTGCAGGCGGTGCTCGCCACCATCGTCGTACCCCTCGTCGTCGCCGAGCCAGCAAGCGTCATACGCTCCGCACGTAAAGGATAGTAGATCATTCAACGTTCATGCAGTTTGCAACCGTGTAAACGATGAAAATGTTAGTCTAGTGTATTTTATAGATAGGAGGAAGGTCGATTAACCCCGTCTGTTTACAGGCGGCCCTCGCTATCGCTCGGTTGTGGCTGTGCGCTATGCTTACAGCCGAGGGAACCCGACCAGGTTGGCACCCAGACCGAAGCCCGCACCCTGGCGTGCCGTCAGGCCGATGCTCGGGGCCAGGAGATCCAGCAGAGCGAAGGTGACCGCGGCGACGATCGCAACCGCCAGGATCTCCTCCACATTCAGCTTCTTCTGGGGGATGATGAAGGTCGCCAGCGCGACGGCCAGACCCTCCAGGAAGTACTTGATGGCGCGTGTAACGAGCTCAGTTACAGTAAAGCCGTCCATCTTATACTGACCGCTGCGAATTTTGTCCGCGCCGGCTGCGGTCAACCACCACGAGTTAAAGCACCCCCTTGTCTAGCAAATCAACATGGCAACCGATGCAGCCGACAAGCCCCAGGTGTTTCTGGAGTCCGACGATGAGATCCGGGGGCAAAAGTATGTCTGCCTGAGCTTCCTGACCCCGAACCGTGGTCTCCTTCGCCGGAAGGAACTCTTCTTTTACAGCGAGTTCCTGAATTTCTACGCCTTGGACTACAAGATCAAGGCCACGGAGTCCTTTGTGCTGTCTCAGCTCCGGGATCTTCAGAATGCCCTGTCGGACGCCACCCTGACCATCGCCAATGCGGACTTCAGTGACGTGTCCGGTGCCGCGGCGGTGCGCGCCGATGTTGTTAAGAAGCTGGATGCCGCCCGTGGTGCACTTTCCCAGAAGGTTGCCGGAGATCTGGAGGCGCACGTGAAGGCCAACATGAGTGACTTCCGTGAGAGCACGATCAATGAGGAGTATGAGAAGTGGCTCGTCGTGAACCAACAGAAGCTGGAGGATCAGTTCCACAAGGACAACAACTTCCAGACGACGGTCCACGGGCTCAAGGTTCGTGGTGTCTATTCCACGCACGATCAGGCGGTGGCGCGAGCCAAGGCGCTGAACAAGAAGGATCCGTACTTCAACGTGTATGTGGCGGACGTCGGTGAGTGGCTGCCGTGGGACCCGAACCCCGACGACGTGGAGTCTTCGGAGTACCAGAATGAGGAACTGAACAAGCTCATGCAGTCCTACAAGGAGAATGCAGCCAAGCGCGAGGCGTTCTTTGAGGAGGAGAAGCGCCAGAAGGTTGCAGCAGCGGCGGCGGCTGCGCAGGCATCCAAGGAGGCCCAGGCGGCGGCCAAGAAGGCGAAGGCACCGATCTTTGGAGAGCAGGATGCAGAGCAGACGGGCGCAGAGGCAGCAGCGTCAGTCTTCAATGATGGTGGTGACCTGGCGCTGGCGCGCAAGAAGGAGGCCGCTGCGGCTGCCCCGCCTGATACTATCCAGCTAGCGTAATTAAGCATTCTAGGTAGAGGGAGATGGCACACACACGCAAACATCCACGTTGGAGACGATGCAGTCGGCGGCAACGAGGAGGTCAGTTAAATTACCAAAACGCGTTTGCGACATCTGCCAAACATGCCGGCAAGTATGTATTTTACGCGGTACGTACACGAGATGTACCCAGGGGCCCCGAACTTACTGCCGTAAGCGCAGTGCGCCCCCTTCCATCTGTTAGCATGGAATACATTCTAACTCATCGCGAAGATGAATATACATTATATTTCACGGAGGGCGAGCGTGTTCTGTGTATACTGAGCTTCGCATTTAAGTATGATGACGTGGCAGCAACCGCTGAACTGAAGATGGTGTCTTGCCCGAATAAGCCGACTAATGTATCTCTTCGCCCCGTTTCAGCAGTAATGTTTTATCGTCTAGCAAGCATTCTCCAGAAGGCCGGTATCCAGTATATCGCATTATCTGTTGCGGCAACAGGAGACCGCTTCTGGCGACTTATGGAACTCTACGAAACATTCGGATTCAAGTGTGTTCCTGTTGACGAACACTATGAAGCGAATATTGGCGCGGCTGTCACGCACTTACAGGATGATCATATAGGTAATGCATTTCTTCAAGAACAGCGTTTATCGAGGGCACTAAGGAATGCACGCGAATATTACTTACGGTGCTCTAACATGGTAGCGCGCGTACCCGTCGTGTCGGCAGCAACGGGGGCTATCCTGGGTATCTGAGCGGGCGTATCACACATCTCACACTCGTCTCTGTAGCTGCGATTAATGAACGTGCACGCATCGCACGTCCAGCAGATAACGGGGCGCTTACGGGAAACCCGTACTGCAAACTCCAGAGAATCAATGTAGGACAATCCGTAGCGGGGCATCATACCAGGCCACCTGCATGCGCAGTCGCTTTCAATTTTGGCTGGCAAAACTGACAGCCCCCGCACGTGATTATGTACCCAGTACGATGATCTCGCCGCTCCGCCTCTTCATTGCACCCACGTCATCTGAGTTCGCCGCGCTTTACCGCAATGCAGCCGATGCATACAATCAAACCCCGTACGCCGAACGGAATTCGGGGTTTGATGTGTTCTCGGATTTCTACGGTTCCACGATTCACGGAAATGGTACACGGTTTGTACCACAGGGTTGTCGGGCTCTTGCCGTCACTGCAGAAGGTGATCCGCAGGCCTACTGGCTCGCTCCACGGTCATCTATTTCTAAGACGCAGTGGCGGCTCGCGAATTCGCTCGGCCTCATTGACGCCACGTATCGTGGCGTCGTTACGGCTGCATTGGACTCACACGGCCACGAAACGTTACTGAACGAGGAGCATCAGAAGCGTCTCTGTCAGCTCGCTGCGGCGGACTTGAAGCCGTGGGCAGAGGTGATTGTAGTCTCCGAGTTGCCTGGGCCGGCGACCCTGCGGGGAGAGGGCGCTTTCGGCTCTACTGGCCTAAAGTGAGAGCTCTAAACACGAACAGAATGCCCTCCTTCCTCCAGAATCTCCAGTGGCGCCGTGCTATCAAGAAGTTTACGCCTGGCCCTCCTCTTGATACCACGCCAATTCGCGATGCGATTGTCGCGGCCCCCACGAGTTTTGGCCTCCAGCCATACAAGGTTATCGCGGTTCGTGACCCTGCCACAAAGGAGAAGCTGCGTGCTGTTAGTTTCGGGCAGCCCCAGGTCACCGACTGCGATACGCTCTTCGTCTTCTGCGCGCGTACAGATGCTGAACAGCGCGCTGAAGAGCATTTGGTGGCCACGGGCGCCGAGGGCATGCGCGGCATGCTCATGGGCTTCCTGTCGGCGATGCCGGATAAGACCGCATGGGCCGCACGACAGACGTACATCGCCCTGGGGTTTGCACTCGCCGCAGCCGCAGAGGCAGAGATCCCCAGCTGCCCCATGGAAGGTCTGATTCCTAGTGAGGTGCACCGAGTGCTGGATCTGCCGGCGAATCTCCTGCCTATCGCGTACCTTGCGACGGGGCATGCGACTCCTGGGGCGGACGGGACGTACCCGCGATTCCGCTTCCCTGCGTCGGATTTGCTTGGATAGACACTTTAGTGTCGTCATGAGGCACTGTAGTGGTAACCCAAGCCGCAGCCCACTTCGCATCCTGCGCTGCCCTTTCAGCCAAAAGAGACTCTACCGCCGACGCGTTCTCGCGTGCTAACTCTGTATTGCTCGGTTTCGTGTAACCGGAACCGACCTTTTCAGATCCAGGGCACCGACCACGACGGCAACTCATTTTGTTAGTTCGCCAAGATCTTTTCCATCGCAACGATGAGCGCGTCTAGTGCAGCAGGGCCGCGCTCAGTGATACCATGAAGAAGCTCTTGTACCCGTACCTCTCGTGACCAGATGGGCTCGGGCATCTCCTCAGATGACTCTGATACGGATAACGTGGCACTATCCTCCATCACCAGCTCAGGGGGCGGAAGAGGCATTTCCTCTTCCTCACTAGAAACAGAGATAGTGTCTAACGGTGACGACAGCGCCAGCTCTTCTACCGCTGACACAGTAGCAGGTACCGATACGGCTACAAGGGGCTGTGTGGGCACGACAGAACGCCCCCTGCCCTGCATATAGTCGCGCAGTTCCTCTGCACGCTTGCGTCGTATGTGCGCGACAAGGCGCGACAGATTGAGCGGCATGCTGCCCCCATTGTGTTGGTTCTTATTCTCCTGGATATTGCACACCCTGTCTTGATGGTTATCCTGAGATGACACAGGGTTGTAGCTTAGCTCACTCTGCACAAGGCCGAACAAGAATCTGGACTCTGGGTTACCGCGAACAGAGGAGTTCTTGAAATCTGGCTGCGGGAAGGTGCCAATGAGCTGATTGTTACGAACCAGCTTCGTCTCTACCCAGAAGGGTTCATCCGACCCAACGAACTGTGTCAGATAAGACTCCTTTGGAGCGGCACCGGAATCTGGCATGCTCGGCGCAGCATCGCTACCGAACACGGCAGGATCCTTGCGGAGTACAGTGGTATGCACATAGGTACCTACCAGCGTGTACCCGTGCGTACCCGTTACGACAGGTGTAGGCTCCTTAGCGAAACCGCGACCGGCAGGGCGGCACTCTTTCTTCTCGCCACCGGTATTCCAGAAGAATCGGTCCTTCCTTTCTTTGGGCGAGTACCAATGCTCAATCGTATCCCGCGCCGGTATCTGATAGTACTCTGATACCACGGAACCGAAGTAGTCGCAGTACACGATCTCCTGTACTGGCTCGCTGTCAACTGTAAGTGTGCACGCGATGCTCGCAGCATCCTTGCCAAAGACCACTGCGATGCGATCTAGAGGCGATGACAGAATGCCGGCCTCATCGTAGGGCTCAAAGTTAGCCTTGAGCAGCTCATGGAAATCTTCCGTATACGGAAAGCGGATCAGAGTACCGGGCTCGGCTCCAAAGTCAGCTGCCTCTTCTGGATTCATTGTACTCACAGTGACTTTGCCGGTGTACCTACCCTCTGCATGAATGGCATCCCATGGTATGTCCACACGCAGGCACTCTCCGCCTGCCTTACGCGTGTAGAGACTTACAGGCTGCCGTTCACTGAGAATAGATAGCGCCGGCTTAGCACCAACACCGGAAACACCACGACTCGTATCAGAGGCGTGGTTTTCCCTGTGCAGCGCGAACATGTTGGCTAGGTCATCACGATCCATTCCCACACCATTATCCCGCATAGTAATGGAAGTCGTACCGTTCACTGTGTATGCAATCTTCCCACCAACAGAAACACGTGAAAGGATAGCATCGCGTGCGTTCGCTTCCAGCTCAAGCAGGCATTTTGCGAGGGTAAACCCCTTGCGATTGAACCCCTTGAGGATTCCGCGCTCATCAATGCTACCAACAGTCTGCGACATTGTACCTGGTCACCGTCACAAAAAGTCAGCGTTCAACTTTGCAACCTGTTAGTTCCGATGAACATTCAGCTGATACTTGCGGCGCGAGCCAGGCTGCGCGCCAGGATCAAAGTCATCATCCTTGTCGTCATCGCGCACGTGCGCAGCCGACTGCGCCCACAGCTCGGGGCTACACAGGCGGAAATCCGGATGCGGGGCAGCCTTGTACCAGAATACCTGATCCTCCAACTTGTTGGACTTGGCGTTGTTGTCAATCACGAGGCACTCAAAGTTCTCCGTGCACTGGTTCATGACCTGACAGAAGGAGTCAAAGTCGGGGAACATGCCCGCATACTGTTCGTACAGACGACGGCGATTGGCCACGATGTTCTCACGGAGGATGAACACGTAGTCAATGTTCGTACGGAGGTTCGGGGGGATACCCATAGCGTACTGCATCGTGATGATGAACATCGTGTGAACGTGACGCCCATTCATGAAGAGATAGCGCACATTGCGATCCTTGATCCAGCTCTGATCATACAGACAGTCGTCCAGAATCAGGAAGTTACGGGGATCCACCGCTGTGGTGCCCCGCGTGGCCAGATCATTCGCGATCTTCTTGGCAATGAGCTTCTGGCGCTTCAGCACGTTGGCGATAACCAGAGGGCTGTACTCATCGTGGATAAACATCGGCGGGACGACCTTGCTGTAGAACTGATTGGCGCCCTCCGTGCCGGAAATCACGGATCCGAACGGCAGCGTCTGATGATGCCACAGCAGATCCTTCACCAGGAAAGATTTGCCCGTCTCACGCTTGCCGATCAGCACAACAACCTTGTCGTGCTTGATTTTGGTCATATCAAACTTCCGTAGACGGAGATTCAGACGTTTCGGCGGCGGTGCTCCAGCAGACATAGATCTTAGTCGGACCGTGCATTTTATTCTGCGGGTGCAGGCGCAGGCGCTGCGCTCAAACCAACAGCTGAGAACCACCGCGCTCCCCAGATATGCCCCGAGCCATCCCGGCAGACCTGCGCCTCTTTTATGTGTCACGTCTACCACCCGTCGTACCTGGCCTGCCCGCCGTGCAGACCTATTTCCCCTCCATGGAGGTCCTCTTCCCGAGTCTGGCGGTGCCCATCGCGCCGGTGCACGCGGAGATGCCTGCCCTTGCCGCCGCAGAGCTCGCGGTGGACCTCAGCGGTGATGGCACGGCCACGGTGGAGAACCTAATGACGCGTACCCGTCGTCGCGCACCCATCTGGGTACGTCAGATGCACCTTGTGGAGCCCCTGGAGGTTTTCAGTGGAGACTACGTGCTGCCTGCCGATGGCGGCCTTCCCGCCACTCGTGGCCCTTGGCAGCGAGCACTGCGCAAGCTCAATGATCCCTACAACGAGGCTTACACGGATGTCGTTGCGGCGGCTATGGTCTCGCGACTGGCCGAAACGGGTCGGTCACCGCATTTCTGTCGGTTCTACGGGTCCTTCAATTGCCGTGTGCCGGAGTACTGGTACAATATGACGGATGATATGCCGGATGTAGAGACAGAGGATTGGTTCGCAGAGGGGCTGCGCTCAGGTACAATTACGGTCATGGCTCACGATGCGTGGGATCCTGCGATCTGTGCGCGTGTTGAGCGCCCATGGGAGGATATTCGCAGGAAGCTGGATGCCGCGGCGGAGGAAATGTCGCTGACCTCGGAGGCATCCGTGACGGAGTCGGCCTCGGAGACAGACGAGTCAGAGAGTGAGGCCTCGCCGTCTGTTACATCTGACACGGGGACATCCGCTGAGTCCGAACTGTCAGATCTGGAAGAGGCCGATCTTGATGTATCAGGCACCGGCGTTGTTGTGCGCCCGCGGCTGCGTCTGACTCGCCTGAGTGGTCAGGAGGGGCAGGACAGCACAGGTGGTTCCAGTGAGTCAGATGAAGACGACGTAGACTACAAACTGCTCTGCCGAAACTTTCCCGTGCAGAGCACCATTCTGGAACGCTGTGATGGTACCCTGGACGATCTCATGGAGGATGAGATCGGCGACGATGCTACGCCGGATATGCGCGAGACGAAAGAGCAACGTTGGACAGCGTGGATCTTCCAGGTCATTGCGGGACTCACTGCAGCCCAGAGCGCCTACGATCTGGTTCACAACGATCTGCATTCCAACAATGTCATGTGGTGCGGCACGGGAGAGACACACCTGTACTATCATGTCACGGGAGGACAGGGTGGCGACCGTTTCTATCGCGTGCCCACCTACGGGCGCATCATGAAGATCATTGACTTTGGTCGCGCTACTTTCCGCCCACCGGCAGCAGCCACAGAGCACCGCATGTGGTTTCCTGATGCCTATGCGCCGGGTGCCGACGCCGCCGGACAGTACAACTGCGGGCCCTATTTTGAGCAGGGGCGACCCAAAGTTCAGCCCAACAAGTCGTTTGATCTCTGCCGTCTTGCCGTGGCTCTGCTGGAGACATTGTGGTCAGAGACGCCTGAGCCACGTGCACCCCGTCGTGTTCTGACACGAGAACTGGGTCGCGTCACACCCGAGACGGTATCGCCGCTGTGGAATCTGTTGTGGCTCTGGCTCACAGATCGTGAGGGGCGCAATGTGCTGCGGACTCCCGAAGGTCGCGAACGCTATCCCACCTTTGATCTCTACTGTGCGATTGCCAAGGATGTCCAAAATGCGGTGCCCGCCCAGCAGCTGACTCTGCCGCTGTTTGATGGTGCCTTCCGCTGTCGGCGTCGCGATATTCCTGCCGATGCGCCGATCTACAAGTTGCAGGCGCGCACTGCGTAAGATCGGTGCAGTTACCATATCTTGGCCGGAACACCCTTCAGCGCCGTATGGAAGGAATGATGGAGCATATCACGGAGATCGCTGGTGGACCCATTGTTATACAGCGTAACATTGAACGTGAACTCATCCAGTTCGTGTTCTATGGATTCAGGGCGAGGACTTACAGAATCCCGAAAGATTCGCGCCGTTATGATGCGATAGTCGGGAAGAGCGCGTGTGATAAAGTTGTACTCGTGGAGCATCCGCCAGTCGCTGATGACCACACGGGGCAGATTCAGATCATGAATGCATTTCACAACAGTTCGTGTGTAGATGTCAGGGTCCGCCGCCCGTGCCTGTGCGCCGTGCTGCAGCAGAACGTCACGGGGTGTCTCCGCCGTTGTGTACGGGTGAACTGTTGTGCCCAGGGGCTCGTTCTTGAGCGAAGGACTGTGGAACAGCACTAACGGCAGTCCCGTCACCTGGGCGGCATCCTTCTTGAGCGCATCGGCGAAGGCCAGGCGCTGAAATGCCATCTCTTCAACCATCAGCGTGGCCGCAGCATCCTTGCCACTACCGGCCCATCCGGATAGCATCACGAGTAATCGTTTGGGTTTATCGGTCATCGTACGAGGTCGGTACCAGGGCCAACATGACGTCACTTTTTCGGGGTCAACGGTAGAGCTATGGACAGCATCACGGCAAAATGGGCGCATCTTCTGGCTATGCTGTTGGTTGTTGTGGGTGCACTGAACTGGGGTCTCATCGGTGTCTTTGGTGTGAATGCCGTGACAGCCGTGTTTGGGCGTGGTGTTATCGCAAATGTGGTCTACGCGGCTGTTGGTATCGCGGGCCTCTGCATTGCCTTCCGCCGCGACACGTATCTGCCATTCCTCGGTGAGACCGTGTTGCCCTGCGCGGCGATTGCGGAGGTTACCCCCGAGCATGCAGATACCACGGTCACTGTCTCGGGCTTGCTGCCCCACGCCAAGATCCTCTTTTGGGCGGCCGAGCCGGCGACGGCGGGTCTCGCCCGCATTAACAGCTGGGAGCAGGCCTATCTGGAGTTCGCGAATGCCGGTGTGACGACGGCGGATGCCGCGGGGCATGCGACTCTTCGCATTCGCAAGCCGCAGCCCTACACCATCCCCGTCCACGGCCGTATTGAATCCCATGTGCACTGGCGCGTCTGCCGCGACGGGGGTATGCTAGGCCCCGTGCAGACTACCCCTGTGCCTCTCTAACCCGCACGTAGACCCATAGACGATGACGCGGAATCTGTAGACCCAAAAGACGACAAAGGCTACCACTGACTCCACCGTACCAACAGTATTCGTATTGTGTAGTCACATCTAGCTCGGAGAGATCTTGCTGCAGAAGCGATTGTACCGTTGACGCTCGCTCCTGGAGAGCCACGGTGGCGAACTGGGGATCCAGCGACGAAACGGACACCAAAAACTCACGGATTCCCGCTGTGGTCACGATGACTTCACGAATCTTGCGCAGCAGCGCCTTTGCAATCCGGAAATTTTCCTTTTCGTGTTCCATGGTCCAGATCTCTTGGAGTGTCCAGGATCGCAAAGGAATCAGATCGGGATCCTCCTCTTCCGCCATTCTAGAGGACGTCCAGATCCTGTCGTGTAAGTTTGTCCGTGAGCTCTGCGATGGCGGCCGAGCGTGCCTCAATCTCGGCATCGGCAAAGTCACCGGCGTGTGCGGCGGCAATCTGTCGGGTCATGGCGATGTTGGACTGAGCGTAGAACTCACGCTTCTGCGAGAACGACTTGTTACCGAGACCGCGATTGCCGCGGAGCCCCGATGCCGAGTTGCGGCCCATGAACGGCGTGAAGTTGCCGATGCGATGTGTGTTCTCTGGGTTCGCGAGCACCGGATCGCCCTTGCGCGGTGCCTTCGGTGAGATGTGGTCAATGTCCACGAGGCGGTGATCCAGAGTGGCCTCGTGCTTGTCTGTGCGCTCCGCAATGTAGAGAAGGATGGCCCGCGCCTTCTGGAACTGCGCGGCTGTCTTGAAGGTCTCGGTGGCCAGCCGCTCAGCAAAGGGCTGCGCGGGATCATTCAGCCAGGCCAAGAGCAACTTACGCACACCGTAAAGAGCCCCATCCACCGTCTCGGTGCCGGCCACGAGCTTGGCGATGGGCCCATCGTCGCCGATGAGTGCGTTACGGTAGGCCGTCGCATTAAAGGAGAAGCGACCGGCGCAGCGGATGCCGTAGGCCACGAGGGCGCGTACGAATGGGGCCATGCTGTCCAGGCGATCCGCGGCATGGAAGAGCAGGGGAAAGAGGCAGTGATCCACGACCTCGTGTCCATTCGCGAAGCGGGTCAGGATGACCGCGTACGTATCCTTCTCCATCCAGGCCCTTACCGCGAGACCACGCTCCACGAGTGCTGCAAAGTCGGTCATGGGATCCGCCGTGCTGAGCGTGCCAATGCGCTCCATGACCTTCTGTGGGTACTTGTCGTGGGAACACCACTGCCCGCAGAAGAACCAGGAAATGGTGTGCATGAACTGTTCAAAGGTATGACTGTCACCGAGTGAGCGCTCCCATCGCTGAAACTGTTCGTGCACACGGGCACTCGCGGCTTCACCGAGGCGCTTGACCAGGCTATTCTTCAGGAGATAGATGGGCGGTACGGTGTAGCTGATGTTGTTGATGATGTTGAACGCCTCCAGTGTAAAGTTCCAGTCGCTAATCACGATGCGCGTGACCTTCGTCTGTTTGTAGATGAAATTCATGAAGCGCTTGCGTCGGTCTGCATCGGGCAGCTCGGCTGCCAGAATCTCGCGCACCGTGTCGTAACCCGCGTAGAGATTGGAGGCCTTGAGTTCCGACTTGTCGGTGGGGCGGCGACCGTTCAGAAGATTGCCGAGTGCCTCCAGATCCTGCGTATAGATGCTCTGAATATTGGGAAGACGCCGCCAATCGTAGCGATCCAGAATCGTGGCTTCATCGGGACTAACAGTGTCATCCAGAAGATCATCGTCATTGCCGTAACGACTGATCTTGCTCAGTTGGCCCGTGTTGCCTAGAAGCTCAGCGCAGGCCATCCACATCATGTAGTAGCAGGTCAGACGGTGCTGCGCATCGCTGAGGCTGGGGAGACCACCGTTGGTCTTGTTGTAGTAGATAATCACGAAGCCGAGCCAGTGTGCTACGTTCTCGCGAAACTTGCGAATGGCCTGACGCACTACGAACTCAATGTGCTTCTCGCGATCCCACATGAAAGGCCGGCTGTGATACGGGATTTCATGTGGGTTTTCTAGAATTTTGAACAGATCGTACTTCTGGTCAATCTCAAAGGGCAGGTCACTGGTCATCGTACGGGGGGGTGCCAGTCACGGGGTGCTGTTAGTCAACCTTGGTGTGTGCGGGCTGCTGCTTCCCCTTATCATCGTAGACCCATATATCGTATCTATATCCAGCCTCTTCTGCTGCGCGTTTCTTTTGATGAATGTTATCTTCCTTACAGGAGTATGTCCAGGTGCTCTGTATAGGATATGCGCGGAACTGCGCTACGGTCGGTCAGGATCTGTTCTTCGGTGTAAGTAAGTAGGAGATCACGCAACGCATAGGGCTCGTACACTTGAACACGACGGATTGTTCCTGATGGCATTGTAAACTCTTTATATTTTTTGGAGTTGCGTTGAATCTTTGTTAGGAATTCTGGGGATTGTGATGGATGTTCAACGCCGTATTTGAGCAGATTATTCTGGCGAGTCTTCTCTTTTATTTCTGGCGACTTAGATGGATGATCAACACCATAGTGTTGAAGAAATGTCTCTTTAGCCTTCTGTTTACACTTTACTAACTTCATAGGATGATCCACGCCGTATCGTTCAATAAGTGTTGACTCTTGTTTCTTTTTAATTTCAGGATTCTGTAGCGGGCATTTGACACCGTATTTTTCTAGATTTGCGTCAACTGCTTTTGCACGAACTGCCGCACTCTGCATAGGATCGGGGACACCCAAGCGCTTCTTGTTCGTTTCAATGACTATTTCAGGCGCGTGAATAGTACACGTTACGCCGTATCTTTTTAAGATGGTAGCTTTTGCTTTCTCGCGGATTTCTTGTTGTTAATGGATTTGTCGTGCCGTATCGTTCTAAGTTTGTTGCATCCTTCTTTGCTTTCACCTCAGGGGGCTAATAAAGGATTTAATACTCCGTAACGCTCCATGGATGTGATTTAAAACTTCTCCATCATTACAGCAGTTGCACATTCCTTACAGAGAAAACCTGCTTGATCAATAATAGAACGCATTTTCTTTGCGGATTCTTCACCGCAGGAGCATTTGAATCGTATAGTAGTTGTTGCATTACAACTATCGTACGATTCAAGAAGTGTTATGTTTTCCTGTTCAGCCTTTTCTGTAAGAAGCTGAACGGTATAACGAGGAGCCGGCATTCGTACTTACTATTAAAAATTAAAACCCGTCGTCATGTTTACGATTTCCACCACGCTGATTGATAAAATCGCGATCTTGAGGAGAGGTACAAACACATCCACCGTCACTGGACAGGGTTGCGCTGCAGCACTGGGGGCCCACCGTGTTGTTCTTGAAGTAGAACAGATTGTCGGGGCCGATCTCTACCGGCGGGCCGGCCAGAGGCACGTTCGGATGGTTCGCGCGGAAGCCCTGGGCCGCCGCGGGCAGACCCGCCGCCAGGTTCACACCATCATACGAACCAATGGGAGCCGTCGCAAAGCCATTGGACAGATAGTCCATGAAGGCCTCGGGAGCACCAGAGCCAGAGCCAGCTGACTTGCGGGCGTCCATGAAGCCCTCCATTCCAGAGCCCTTCTTCATCACGGCGAATCCCTCCATGCCTGGGAGCATACCAGATCCCCGCTGCGCCGCAGCGAAGCCCTCTGTACCAATGGAGGCGCGACCCCAGACCTTGCCACCCACCTTGCCCTTGACGACCGCCTGCGCGAAACCCTCGCGGACGCGCGCCGGCCAGTTCGTCAGACCCATCAGCATGGCAATGTTGGCCAGAAACAGCAGTACAAGCATACCGATGAGATACATTCCACGAGTGCTCATCTATCTATAGGGCACCGCCAAAATTCTCAGATGCTGGGTTGAGAACTGTTTCATCCACAAGGGCTGCCAGTCGGTGCAGGCCCACGTCACTGGCATCGCGGATGGCCCATGCACCGGAGCCGATCTGGAACTCACCGGCCGTGGTGTAAAAATGGCGCCAACGCACAGGATGGAGTTCGCGCACCGGCTCGGCCGTCGGATGTTCCCAAAGGGTCCATTTATCTCCAGAGTGGAGGCGACAACGGACCCACGACCCAACGCTAACCAGTTGGATCTCGCGACCATCCCGCAATTCCACCGCATCCGTCACCTGATCGCCCGCGAGTTCAACGACGCCGATAACGCGCGTTGCCACTCCCTCCTGCGTGATCAGCCAGTCCCCCAGCCGAATATCCACGGCCCGCCGGAGCTGTCTCTGACCCAGCCAGTTGAGGGTCGGAATCTGACAATCCAGTGACACTCCCGCTTCTGACTCGGAGTGTCGCCCCTGGAGTGGCGATCCTGGATTGACGGTGTGCCACACCGCTGCATACCATGCCGCCTGTGCTTCCGTATCCTTCTCGGGGATCTCCTCCCAATCCGCAAAGAGATGTGCCGAGCTCCGCCCCTTCACAGGAATTCGCCGTGTCGTGGTTGTGAGGCACCAGAGGTCGTGCTGCTTCGGTACGCGGTCCACCAGCGTCGCATCGGGCCAGTCCCGCACCCGCTTGAGCGCTGCGGGGGTCACCAGAAGATGGTCGCCCGTCACCCGAATGCCATCCAGATCATAGAGCAGCTCGGGCTGACGGAACTGATGCACCGCGGTCACGACACCTCCATCCACTAACACATCGCCAATCCGGATTGCCTCAATCGGACGAACACCGCGACCGCGCCCCAGCATGATCTGTGTGCCAGCAGCGAAGCAGACGCCCGGTGTGAAGAGTTCCGCGACCATGGCCGCCGCAATGGCTGTCGCGATAATGACCACGGCAACGGACACAACCGCCGTCACGGTAATGATCAGGCCCGAAATGGGCAGAAGCAGGAAGAACAGAATGATCTGCAGCGCGATCAAAATACCCACAATGACAATCGCGACGATGAGTACGACCTGCACGGTGGATACGAACGCGGCAATCAGTGACCAGACTCCGAACACAACGGAGAGCACCGCGGCCTGGAGGCGCCCCACGATTGAGTGCAGACCGATGAGGAAGTTGTGGGCCAGCTGCGCGGCACCCTTCATGCGATCCATGAAGCTGGAATACGCCTCAAAACAGAAGCGCCATACATCAAAGAACACGTCGGCCACGGCCCCCGTGATTCCTTGGACGAGACCCACGACGGCTCCCTCCGCATCCGTGAGTTCGCGGGGCACGGCCGCCGCGGCGCGAATGCCGGCCTGCACGTACTCTTTTTGACAGAAGGACCAGTTATCCGACGCGAACTGACTGGCCGTGCGCGGATCTTTCGTGGGTTTGAAGAAGCCCGCGAGTGCCACGACGGCGGGATCGCACCGTCGCTCGGACCAGTTCTGCGCGACATCTACACGGTAGGCCGCTGCCATGGTCGCACCGAGACCCAGCGAAAGTCCAATTGTAAGTGTTAGGAAGGTCACGAGATCACCAACCTTCATCCCCTGACGGGTTCCGTGCTTTTATGCTCCGCGGAGAGACCGCTTGTTTTCGTGTCCCTAAGCAAAATGTCACGCAGCACACGCACACGTAAGAGTCAGCCTCGTCGGTCCGACGGTTCCTGTGCGGCGGGATATCATCCTCGGAAGGCTTACACCGTCAAGAGTACGGGATCGCGAGTGCCGGCGTCCTGCGTTCGTGCCACAACGGCACAGGGTCCGCGCTCGGCGTTCCTGAATCGGACTCGCAAGCGGATGAGTCTGCGTCTCCGTGCCTTCCGTAAGACAGCGCGCGGCCCTAGCTCGTGCCCGGCCAGCAGGATTCTGCGGGATCCCTACGTGCGAGTTCGCCTGGGGCAGCGTCAGTATGTGCCCGCCAGCTGCATCAAGGATATGGGAAATCCTGGCAAGGGTATTCCTTCCGGTGCGCCGGGTATCGGTGCTCTACGCAAGGGTGATCTGAAGCGGTTTGGATATGGCCAGGTCACGGAGATGTCAGAGGGGCGCCGTCACGTGGCTCTCGCAGCGGCAGTCAAGGCCTATGGATCTCTGACAGTGTGGCGTAAGCTGAATGCGATCTACATCTACACGCGGCATACGTCACCGGCATCCTCCCGCATCTTCAAGGCGGATCGTGACTGGATCAAGGCCACGTGGGGCATCAAGGCATTCTGAGATCGCGGTACCGAAAGAGCGGTAAAACACAGCCGACGGTAGATGGCAGCTCCTGCACCCACGATACCACCAAGTGTTCCGGTAGTCCAGCTGCCAGAAGACTTGCGCGCCGAAACAATCGCCAAGCTGGCCCAAGTGGCGGCGGTCATGGATTCAGGCGGTGATCCCGCAGTCCTTGCATCCATCAAGGATCCGCCGGGCGTCGTTGCGCTGGCACTCTTGTCGGGGCTTCTGGCCATCGTGATAATCATTATCGCGCAGATCGGTAACTACTACGAAATCCGCAACAACTGGGCTCACTACCAGTGCATGCCGTCAGTGGCACCGTTCGCCAAGTTTTACGGTCACGATCTCGCCGCCACGATGAACTTCTGCATTCAACAGCAGGTAAAAGAGCACAGCGGCGAAGTCATTGCGCCAATCTACAAGGGCGTCATGGAGGTCCAACAGGTCGTGGACGGGGTCTTCACGAAGGTAGAGGCCGTAGAGGGCGGCATCATGGGCCTCATCAAGGGCTTTGAGAACTTTGTCGTCAACTTCGTGAACTCCTTTCGTCTCCTCGGCGTTCAGGTTCGCGTGATGCTCATTCGCATCAAGGAGATCTTCGCACGCGTGCACGGCATTTTCATGGCCTTCGTCTTTGCGGCGATTTCGGCCATCACCTTCGGCGAGAATCTCGTGTGCAACCCGCTCACCGTATTCGTGGGGACAATCGCCGGTGTGGATATCTGCTGCTTCGCTCCCGAAACGAACGTACACATGGCCGATGGATCCCAGCGGCCGATTCGCGAGGTCCAGATCGGCGATCTGTTAGCCGACGGAGGACGCGTCACTTCCACGTTTGTGTTTGACGGTGCGGCCGTTGATATGGTCTCCATCCAGGGAGTTCATGTTAGTACCAATCATAGTCTGCAGGGGCCCGACGGGCAGTGGGTCGCGGGCGGCGACCATCCCGCTGCGACGCCTGTACCCAGCCGGTCACGCATCCACTGCCTGTCCACAACAACAAATACAATTCCTGTGGTGCCGCTGTCGGGTGCTGCCCCGCTCTTCTTCACGGACTACGAAGAAACGTCGGATCCTGCGGTTGCTGCTGCGGCCCAGGCGGCTGCGATGCGGGAACTGTCAGGTTATTCGGGCGTTGTGCAGCCCGATTTCAGTCTCGGAGTGGACCCCGCTGCGCACGTGGCAGTTCCAGGAGGATGGAAACGCCTCGGTGATCTGCAGGTCGGTGATACTCTGGCAAATGGAACGCGGGTGACGGGAATCGTCCGTGAGTTCTGCCGCGATGTGCGTCGGTCTCCTTGTGGCTTGCTGTGTTCGGCCGCGCAGCTCGTGCATGGCCTCATGGGAAACTGGTTCCGTGCCGGCGAGAGATGGGAGTCTGCTGAGGCGGCTGAGCTGTGTCACCTCTTCATGGATAACAATTCCAGCATCATGATCGCTAGTAAGAGTGAGCTCTGGGCGATTCGTGATTATCAGGAATGGCACGGGCCCACAACACAGCAGCCGTATGACCGCTACCTAAAAAGTGACATGGGTGCACGGCCCGATACACCGCGACCCAACGACGACGATGATTGCCTCTTTCAAGACTAATTGGCCTCCTGCGCCTTCACCCGCGCAGCCCGAGACGGGGTGGAAGATGCTGACCCACACAGGAAGTGTTGCGTGGTCTGAGACACTGGAGGGTCTCCATGTGCCGGCGTGGTGGACCGGACTGCGACTTGTGGCAGCGGATGGCTGGAACACGGCCTATCGCGTGCGCATGATTCTGCCGAACGGGCAGCTGCCCTTTCCTGGAGCCGAGTGGACGCAGGTCAGCGGTGACTGGCACCCGTTTCCGTGGCCCCTGCCAGCCCAGATGGCCACGGCAATGGGGCTACAGCTCATTATTAAACCGACGCAGACTGTGCCCGCGCGGCTCGCCACCGCAGTCAAGATTGCATACCAGGAGATGCCACTCATGTTGGAACGTGATCACTATCTCTTCTGCGATGATGAGGGGGAGCTTGTGCTGCAGTGGAATGGATCGGCGCAGACATGGGGAACACCGGAGCTGGGTGCACCGCCGGCCTGGCGGTCACTGCACACCGTTGTGCCAACGACGAAGTGGCTCCGACACATGCCCTGGCCTGGCACTCCGTTCTGTGTGCATGAATGGGCCGAGCGCGTGCCCATGCCCCGCCTTTAACAAAAAGTGACAGCTGCGTAACCCTGTTTTTGTACCCGAGTACGATGATCGCAACAACGACGTTCCGCTATTCTGACTATCTGGCGATTCGCGTTCGGGCTGCAGGAGATGGTGCGTCGCAGCGGCGCCCACTCCGCCTGGCGCTTCTTCTGGATGTTAGTGAAAGCATGAGCGGCGAGCGGCTCTCGGCGGTAAAGAGTACTCTTGTGGCAGCCCGTGAGCTCTGGCAGCCCGAGGACCGTGTGACACTGGTGACATTTGCAGACAACGCGCGCACCGTGGTCGCAGACCACACCATGGACGCAGCAGGCGTGGAGTCCTTCTATACAGCAGTGGAAGGTCTGCACACAGATGGATGCACAAACCTGAGCGCCGGGCTGGAGGCCGTGGCGACTGCCGTCGCGGGCCAGGCGTACGATGCGCTCGTGATTCTGACAGATGGTGTCGTCAATCGCGGCCTCACGGCAACGGCGGGCCTCCAGGCCATGGCTATGGGTCTGGCGTTGCCGGTGACGACACTGGGCTACGGTGCCGATCACAACCGACAGCTCCTCCGCGATCTCGCGATTCGGAGCCACGGCAGCTACATGTACTGCGATTCGGATGAGCTACTGCCGATGGCCATTGGACAGCTCATGACGGAGCTCCGAGTGCAGGTTGCCGCGCATGCGTACCTGGAGGTCCCCGAGCCGTGGATCTGTCAGGAACTGGGAGGGGCTTGTATCGGCGGCGTGGTGCCGGATCGCGACTATTGGTCTATCTGGAAGGCACAGGCACCGCTGCCAGATGCTGTGCCGGCTGTCGTGTTGGTCACGGGGGGCGATCGCGCTGTAGCCACGGTCGGTGATCTGGAGGAGGCAGTAGTGAAGGAGCAGATCCTGCGATGCCGTGTGGCGCGCGTGCTCAAGGGTATTGCAGATGTGCTAGAGACGCACAGGCTGCCCGATCTTGCGGACCTCGTGACACTAGAGGCCGACATCGCTACCGAGCCCGAGAGCTTCCGCCAACGGGGGCTCGTGCTGCGCATCAGCGGAGAGATTGCGGCTATTCGCGCGGAACTGGATATGTCTCCTGTAACAACTCCGCCTTATCTGGACCCGCATCTGGCACTGCAGCGGCAGCGGGCTGTGGGTACCATGATTGAGCCACCGGCGTTGATGGCCCGCCTCTCGTCACAGACAGCGTATCTTACGACACAGCGGGGGGTCAGCAGTCAGGCTCCCGATGAGGATCTCTTCTCGTCGCCACTGATCCGTAATGCATCAGACGGTGCGCGCTCACGGTACCGCCGGGTGACGGGTGCTGTATCGTCATTCAGCGGTGATCCCGTTAATGAGGAGCAGACGCATTAAGAGAGGGAAGGCGCGGGCTAAAAACTATTTTGGCATAGACTACCAAAAAGATGCCCCTTGGAGCCACTCCTGAAAAATCCTATAAAGCATCGGTTCGGTCTGTTGCACCAGCACCCGCATCAGTACCCACACCAGCACCGATGACCATCGCCCCGCCATCGCTCGGCCAAAGTATCAAGGATGGATTCGGTCTAGGGATGGGTTCCGCTATCGGTCAGCGTCTTGTCTCCAGTCTTTTCGGCACACCGACGATTCAGATAGCGCCTGCTCCTGCTCCGAAACGTGAAATCACAGCATTTGAGCAGTGTATTGCGGAACACCGCGACGATGTTGCTGTGTGTGCACATCTGGCAGAGAAATAGTCACGCAACGAGTTGCGTCTAAAGCCGCCTCCGAGCAACCAACGTAACCCACAGGATGCCCGCCATCAAGACTGAGAAGCCTCCCGCACAGCGACTCCACGAATGCAACGTGATCTTGTCAAAACTCATTGACGAGGTCAAGGTGCCTGAGACAAATGAATCGGTGCGGTTACTCAAAAAGCGCATGGCTGATTGGGTCCGGGATGGCCGGCTGCGCGAGGATCGTATTCCGCTCGTAAAGTCAGATCGTTATATTATGTATCGTCTGCCCCGGTGGGCGCATCAGCAAGCCGAGGTGACGTTGCGGAAGGGGCCGATTACGCACTGGCAACTCCCGCCAGATCTTGTGGCAGAGGCTTTGGATGGAATGAATAGTGAGCCGCCATCTGATCAAGCACATCCTTCTCCGCCGGAGTCAGCAGAGAGATCGCAGCTCCCTTGCGACCGAACCGACCGCACCGACCAATCCGGTGGATGTAGCTCTCCTTTTCCTCAAAGCTCGGCAGATCAAAGTTAAACACGCAAGACACCTGTTGCACATCAATGCCACGCGCCAGCAAGTTCGTGGCAATGAGAACGCGGGTGGAGCCCTTGCGGAAGTCATCCATGCGCTGCTTGCGCATAGTCTGCGTCATGGGCTCACCGTAGATGACCGACACGGGGAAGCCGCGCTCGGTGAGTACCGAGTTGAGACGCTCGGCCCGCTCCTTGGTATTCACGAAGATGATGGAGGACTGGATCGTGAGCGACTCAAAGATGTCGCAGAAGGCCTCCAGCTTCTGGTACTCGTCATCCAGCGTAACAAAGTACTGTGCGATACCATCCAGCTTCACGTCGGCCTCCTTGAGCGTGACGCGCACGGGGTCGCGGAGGATCTGGTCGGCGAGCTCCTTGACCTCGGGGGGCATCGTCGCAGAGAAGAAGCCCACACGGCAGCTATCGGGAAGGCCGATCTTGACGATCTCGTTGACCTGCTCTGCGAAGCGATCGCGGAGCATCTCGTCGGCCTCATCCAGAACGAAGCTGCGGAGCTTGTCAAAGCGGAGATCGCCGCTGCTGGCAAGATCGTAGACACGGCCGGGGGTGCCCACGACAACCTGTGCACCGGCGCGGATCTCGCGAGCATTGAGGTGACGGGGCACGCCGCCCACGGCGAGGACCACGTTGATCTTCATATAGTTGCTCAGACCACGGATGCACTTCGCGATCTGATCGGCGAGCTCGTGGGTGTGAGCCATGATAAGGGCCTGTGTGGCTTTGATGTCGGGGTCAATGCGGCTCAGGAGACCAATGCCGAAGGTACCGGTCTTGCCCGTGCCGGACTGAGCCTGGCCGAGTACGTCGCGGCCCGCAACCATGGGCCGGATCGCGACGGACTGAATGGCCGACGGCTTCTCAAAGCCGTAGGCGTAGATGCCACGGAGAAGATTCTCGGGCAGTTCCATCTGATCAAAGCTGCTGCAAGGAGGAAACTCCTCCGCGTTGGACATCGTGATCTCAAATTGGGCGCTCATCGTACTTGGGCTGCAGGGGCTTGACTTTAGGTGGTCAACTTTGGCAAGGCTTTGTGCCCTGCAGTAGTGACTCTGAACGGAGTGAAGAGGAACGAATGCGGCAACAAAGCCGACGGGGTGGTTGTGCCCTGCAGTAGTGACTCTGAACGGAGTGAAGAGGAACGAATGCGGCAACAAAGCCGACGGGGTGGTTGTGCCCTGCAGTAGTGACTCTGAACGGAGTGAAGAGGAACGAATGCGGCAACAAAGCCGACGGGGTGGTTGTGCCCTGCAGTAGTGACTCTGAACGGAGTGAAGAGGAACGAATGCGGCAACAAAGCCGACGGGGTGGTTGTGCCCTGCAGTAGTGACTCTGAACGGAGTGAAGAGGAACGAATGCGGCAAC